GGTATGGTACTATGGGGTATGCCGCAGGTATGTGGATTTCTGATAATAAGACGGAGTGGGGGGTTGTAGGAGCAATGGTCACTGCAATTACACCTGTTATTATTGATAAGGCTTTGAAGAGAGAGCCTGAGGCGGTTGTCGGTAGATTCTTAGGTGCTGCGTCCGTTAGTTTAGGAATAACGTTTACCATTGATAAAATAAAAAAAGACAAACTCTTTTGGCGAATATCACCCAAGCTGCGTAGGGGAAGATAGCGATATCTTATTTGCAAAATACTTAAAATTAAGCTTTCAACTATTAGCTTCGAAAGACAAACCTTTAAATTTTAATTATGAAAAAATCAATTTTATTACTCGTCACGTTTTTTACGGTCGTATCAGTTTTCGCTCAAGAAGCGGTTGTAGAACTTGACCCATCATTCAGTGCTATTAAATCCTTCTTCCTTCCATCTATCGCAATGAGTGCGTTGGTTTTATGGTCGGACACCGTTAAGCATTTAAAAGCCGGAACTTGGGAATTTGGAATTTTTCTTTCTACTAAAATGATTCCTTTTGCGATTACAAATGCAATAGCGATTGCAATTTACCTTCTTCTTTCTTATTTGCCCTTCACAAAAGGTTTCATTGAAATCTTAGCTGGTTCAAGTTTGGCAGAAGTTACGGCAGCTTCTTTAGTTGGAGCCGCAACTGCAATTGTTGATGGTCTGATGAAGAAGAAAGCCTAACATTTATCTGGTTACAATTATTAGTTAAGAAAACCTTAACTGTAATGAAAAATCTCTTAATTGTTTTAGCTGTTTTATTCTTCAACGTTAGTTTTGCGCAGGTTACGGATAACCAAGCTGAAACTTTTGAAGATAAGGTCACTCAATTCGATGCGACCGTTAAATTTACAAGTCCAGAAGTAACTTTTTTAATAAGTAGGAATAAAATCTACACGTTTGAAATAAGTTCTGATGCGAAGCTTCAAAAAGGATTTGAATATACATTCTTCGCAAGACTTCAAGATTGCGGGAAATGCACCGAAAAGAAAGCGATAGTTTTAGACTTCACGGAAAGCGTTAAGCAGACCTATGATAACATAAACTTACTAAAGGCAAAACACGAACTAAGATGACAAGGCTACTTTTCACGGTAGTCTTGTTTTTTAGTTTAAGCAGTCAGGCTCAATTGCCCCATACAAATGATCCTGAAAGGGTTTATCCCCTTCTATCAGAATACTTAATAGAAGCTGGTTTAAGGGGGTTAAATCTTAGGGCTGAGTTATCTGAAATAGATTCTATTTTAGTTCTAAATAGAGGAGTAAATGAGCATAGATACTGGGGAAACGTTTGTACTATTGAATTAGACGAAGAATCCTTTAATAGAGACTGGGAAATCCGAAGAAATTTAGCACACGAAATAGGACATCACCTCCGAGTAAATCATTGCCCCTTTTGCGGTCTAAGTATAATGAGCGAATTTAAATGGTCAGGACTTCGGCATATGTATTCCAACCCAATTAACCACGGATATTTTTACGACCATTATTTCGATATAATAAAAAATCCTAAAAAGCATAACGAATCCCACAAACACTTCTAAGGCAAATACTGCTTAGCGATTGAAGTTAAGAAAGTTTAAAGATGTACGAGTTTAAGATAATTAACAATAACAGGTATAATCTTAGTGAATATACTTCGATAAATTTTAAAAAATATTGTGATATGATTCTTGAACTCAATTTTGAGCATAAAATATTAATTGTTCTTTTTATAATCAGTTACTTCGGTGCGATGTTTATCCAAGTTTCAGATCCAAAAACTGCAGTTAAGGCATCCGATTGGTTTTTGGGGTTTATCACGAGCGTGGTGGGCGCAGTTATTACTTACTTTGTAGTTGCAGCTTGGGTGAATCTCGGAACCAGAATGGCGGCAACCATCGTTGCCAGTTTAGTCAGTTATAGAACTTTTAAATTTATTGTTTCAAACGAAGCGCAAGAAGATTTTGCGAAAGGATTTTGGAGCGGTGTAATGTCAATTCTTAAAAGAGTAGTTAATAACTCAGATAATAAAAACCAAAATGATCCAAACCCTAATTAAAATAATTTAAAAATGAATTTACTGGAAATTACCTTAGAAGACGTTATAATATGGGGGTACTCAATAGTCGGGTCACTATTCATATTTTATTTTTTTATTATTTTCCTACAACGGGAAATTAACAACAAAATTAGACTTAGTCTCAGCACTCTGTTTTTTAGTATTGGTTTATTCTTTTTTAATTCGGCAGGAAGAATTTTAACGGGGTATTCTGAAGGATTTACGGTTATAGCTTTAATCAATGCGTTATTACTGGCTGGAATAGGTTTGGTTTGTGTGCATATTATACATAAGGAAAGTAGAAAAAGAAAATAGATATGAAAATTTTAAAATGGTTAATATCGGTGATCTTTATGAAGAAGCCGATTGAAAGGAAAGATATAAATATGGTAATTCTTGAAATTATCAAAAATGTAAAAGAAGAAGACGCTGAAAAGGCGGTTGTAGAAATACTTAAAACAATAGAGGAAAAGGAAATGGAACCATCTAGAGAAATCTTGGAATTTATAAAGGAGTTTGAATCTTTACATGATGGAGATTTAAGCAAGATCGGATTACAACCTAAACTTGATCCAATTGGAATTTGGACTGAAGGTTGGGGAAGCGTTATGCGGGACTCTAAAGGTAAAATGATGAAAGTGGACAAATATCCTACTTTGGAATCGGTTCTACCTTTCGCCAGAATACATACGATAGAAGAAGCCGACGCTGATTTAGAAAAGACTGCCAAGGAAAAAGGTAAGGGGGTTCTGAAAAGATTAAAAGTAGAAGTTTCTCAAAATCAATTTGATGCATTAGTAAGTCACGCATATAATTGCGGATTTTCTTCAACGATGTATAAATTAGTGAATGAACGTGCTAGTGAATCGGAAATAAAAAATTGGTTTACTACAAAATACGTTACTGCCGGAGGGGTTTACCTTAGAGGTTTACAATTCCGTCGTAATGATGAATTTGAGGTCTGGAAAGGTCTAAACTACAAACGTGAATATAAAATCAGTATATAATGAAAACAGCGCTAGCATACATAATCGTCGGGGCATTATTAGTCCTATTACTTTTTAAGAGTTGCGGAACAGGTGGTCACTTTGACGACGAACAACCCGTAAAAGTTGACACCTTGGTAGTTATTAAAACTATTAAAGCGGACACTATAAACATTATAGATACTTTACTTGTACCGAAATTGGTTTATAAGACCGACCCGAAATATTTAGCAATGATTGCTCAGTTGAAAAATGATAAGTTGAGACTTGAGAGAGTTTTATCCGATTTCAGAACCAGGGTTTATGATACCACCTATGCTTTTGATAGAGGAACTTTAAGGATTCAAGATTCGGTTCAAGGTTTCTACTTAGGAAAGAACTGGTCGTTGGTTTTAGATGAGGTAACTTACGAAGAAAGAACAATCACTAAAATCTACGAAAAAAAGCCTAAATTTGCCTTATCTGCGGGATTAGGAGTTTCGTCCGGAAATGGCGAAACAGGTATTGGTCCGGAGATAGGTGTTAGAAATAAAAAGGGATATCAACTTGAAGCGAGTTACAATACTTTGAATGTATTTGAAATGTCGTTAAAAAAGGATATCTTCGTAAAGTATTAGGATGACTAAAAAGAAAGAAGAGAAAACCGATAGGGAGCAGCTCGATGCGAAGACGCTAAGGCAGAATCAGAAGCTAATTGAGCAATCCTATAAGATGAAACAGAACAGGCACGTAAAGGAAGAAAACGAGCCTGTTTTTCAAGGTTTCCTGGATAGCTTTCAAGAAAAATACGGAAAAGAGGTTGCGGCGAAATCAGCACTCGAAATTTTAAAATTAGTACAAAGCGATGAATTTTAGTATTAGTCAGATATGGAAAATACTTGAGATCATAGATAAGAATCAAGCGGTATTCATAGGCTCACAATTAGGTTTAGAATACCTATCTCCTTACCAAATTATGCTTCTAAAGTCTTATGGGGTAGACCCAGATGATTTTGATACCTTTATGTCCGAAGTTGATCGGGCATATTATTTTGGTATGATGGCTCAATCTTTAGGAGGTTTGAAGTCATTTAAAGTTACCAATAAGAACTTCGAGAAATTCTTCAAAGAAAGATTAAATCAACCAAATAGCGTTACAAAAACTGAGGGGTTGGCTTATATAAAAAATAGAGCCTTCACTGATCTTGCCGGATTAGGTAATAAAATGAAGAGCAATCTATCAAATAGAATCCTAACAGCTTCGGTCAGTAAACGTAAAAAGATTACAGCGGCAGTTAAGAAAAAATCTATAGAGGGTTTTGATAAGGGTTGGACGAGTCAACAATTAGCATCCGAACTCAGACATCTCACTGAAGATTGGGCTAGAGACTTCTCCAGAATAGCGGATTTTGTTTTACAAGAAGCATATGCCTTCGGAAGAGCTCAAGAATTATTAGATACTTACGGACCAGATGTTGAAGTTTATAAACAAACCTTTCCAGGAGTTTGTAAACACTGTGAAGAAAATTACGGCAAACCAGGAGACAAGCCTGTTATTTATAGATTAGATGATTTATTAGCTAACGGAAATAATATCGGAAAGAAAGATCAAGACCCAGTCGTTGGTCCTGCTCATCCTTGGGCTCGTTCAATTTTACACGTTATTCCTCCAGATTCTAAATGGGATAATGCTAAGAAGCGTTTTGTAATTACAAGAAACACTCACGGAGTAAAAAGGAAGTCCAAAGTTAAGATTAAAATAACGTAAAAATTAAAATTAGATGGCTAAAAAGAATTTGCTGCTTATCCAGCCGCACTCAGACGACGTATTATTTAGTGCGTCCCGATACCTATTCAACAGGGAAGATTATGGTAAGGTTACTTTATTCACAGTTGAGCGTAATGAAAAAAGAGCGCTGGAAGATGAAATACTATGCGACCTTTTTGGAATAGACGAATACATAAATTCTAACGTTGAATTTGAGGACAATTCATATTACACTTACTATAAGGAACTGAATTTTAAAAAGTTTAATGTAGAAGATAGTATGAAAACGCTTGATCATAGGTTTGGCGGAAAGTTTATGTCGGAATTAGGGAGAGACATAATTAGCATAGTGAAGAAATATAAAAAGCGAAATTATGAGATAGTTGTTTGCTTAGGAATAGGGCATCCAATGCATTGGTTCGTTAGGTTTACTACTCAAAAATATGCGGACGTATTTTATAGAGATTTTCCTCATAGCTACAAAGTGAAGGCTAAAGGTTCTATGGAAGAATTCACCCACGGACTATCTGAGCCGGAACTTTATTTCAACGAAGAAAATCATAAGCTAAAATTTGATGCCGCTTATGAAATATACAAAACCCAAAGAAGCTTATTATTTTTTGAGAAAGGTTATATTGATAAAAAATTACCTGAAGAATTTTATACCAAGAAATGAAAATAAGATTCGCTACATTTGCTATTGCAAAATATGGAGGCATCGTTGCTCACATCGAAGCTAAATTTAAGGCACTTCAGGATTTAGGTCACGACGTAGATATTATCATATTGGATTATGTAAATAGTATTCCGGAAAATCAATATGATAAGAAATTAGAGAAATTAGAATCCGGAGACTTTCAAGACAGCTTAGAAATAAAAAGTCAAAATGGAGGTTACGCCAAATCTGAGATAACGGGATATTGGTTTAATTCTTACTATGGTTGGTTATTGAAACCGAATACCAATAGGATAGCGTGTTTGAATGAAGAAACGGGTTTAGACTATTGGAATAAAGCCTTAGAGGGGGTTGACCTTATTATATGGAGTTTCGTACCAACTAAGACCAGCGAAGCGAAAGGGTTTAATTGGTGGCACCGTTATTTTGAAATTCCTGAGAGTATTAAACAAGTTCTTACAATACACGACGGGTATTATGATATGCGAAATAGTTGGACGAATTTATTAAAGTCCAAGATTAAGTTTTTTGAATGTGTACATATTACAAGTTATGAGGCGTGTAAGGTTTTTGATATCCCCAGACTTCTTAATTTAGACTCACGCTATATTGACGACGAAAATACAACTCCATTTTTAGGTATGGAAGAAAGGTCGGTAGATTTTTTCGCTGCTCATATTTTTAAATCTATGAAGCGGATGGAAGATTTAGTTTCAGCGGTTCCTTATTTGTTTAAGGCGACGACTATGGTAGCTGGAAGTGGGATTGAGCTCTATTATATGATGACGGATAATGTAGAAAAACAAAAGCCTAAATATACCGTTTCGGTTAAGACTGATCCGGACTGTTTAAAAAAAGACGTAGGAAAAAGTCTTTGGACGAGAGCGGAAGAACACGGTATGGAATATTTGGGGTTGATAAGTAATGAGGAAGTTAATTTCTTACTCAGAAATTCCAAGTTTGCCATTGACCCATCCTTCAGTACCCATTACGCTAAATTTGTAAATACACATCTCAACGGGTTTATAATTGAAGCAATAATTAACGGTTGTTATCCCGTTCTTAGAAATTATCGGAAAGATGTAGTTGAGGAAGATTTTATTTTCCGTGACTTAAAGGCGATATACATTCCGTACGATTCTACTCCAGCCGAATTTGGGGAGTATCTTAATAAAGCTAAGGAAATGTGTCCGAAGAAATTTAAGAAGGATATAAGGCATAATTTTGAGTTAGCTAAAGATTTGTTAAATCCGAACTTGAATATGCAATTACTTTTGGAGGTTGTAAATGCCCAAAGTTTAATAAAGCAGCTGGAAGTTGGAAAATCAACTAAGAAGATTCAAGATGAGGCGGTAAAAATTATGACATCTCATTTTAAATATGATGAGATGCCTCACTGGATGAGTGATTAACAGCTATTATGATAAGTAAACGATAAAATTTTCAAGATAATGGAAAGTAACCAAAAAGCGTCTGAAGCATTAGGCGATATCATTTCAAAAGCTGCGACTCGACAAGTAGGAGATACTAGAGTTGATAAACACGGCGACACTTTAGTTTGGACGGAATATAAACCTGGAAAGTTTGACTGGAGAAAACAAGCATCTTCTAAGGCTTCAAAAAAGACTTCAGGTGGAGGTTCTAATATGTCTAAACTTCTTGGAGTTTTGAAAAAGAAAGACGTAAAAACCTTAAAGGAATATGCTAACAAACCAGGAAATGCTCCGGAATTAAGGCAAGCTGCTTACGACGAATTAGTAAGTAGAGATGAGGATGTTTCTGATATTGATTTGAAGACTGGTCGTTATGGAAAAATGATAGACGCTATGGGCGACGGAACAACTCCACCACCTGCCGCTGCTACTTCCGCTCCTTCCGGACAAGGTATTCAAGATATTTTGGATGATGAAGAATTACTTGAAGAAATGGAAGAATGGGATAATCCTGATTTCATTAAAAAGAAATTCGGAGGATTAAAAACTAAAAGACAACGTATTGCTGCCGATCAATTCATCCATAAGATGAAAACTTCGATGCCCCATTACGTTCCGCCACAACAAGAAATTTTTGACCTTAATAAAACGTATTCCCGTTTCCTAAGAAGCGATTCTCCACTGATGATTGCATCGGGTGGTGCGGGTGTAGGTAAATCTTACAACTTTCACTTAGTTGCGGAAATTAGAGGAAAGCGTCCTTTTGACTCGACTGAACACGAACCAGGAGATGGAGATTATGATTACGCAGAAGTAGGTGAAGTTGCTTCCCCTTCTCAGCTTTTACAAATCCTACAACAACACAACGGGAAAGTAATTCTTTTCGATGATACGGATAACGTTCTTACAGAAAAGGATTGTAGAGGTATAATGAAAAAGGCTACAGCTTCTGGAGGTAAAAGGATAATCGGTAAGGTAAGTATGAACAGTAGTTCTAACGTTGATCCGTTTGAATTTACTGGTCAAATTATATTCCTTACGAATATGACCCAAGACGATCTTACTAAAGATTCTCACATTAACGCTATTTATTCCAGAGCGATTAAGAAGGATATAAATTTCACTAAAAGAGAACAATTACAATTTATCGGAAACCTTCGTCATAAATTTGACTTTACGGGTATTGACCGTTTGGACGATAAGACCGAAGATCAAGAAGAAAGAGAAGACGTTTTTGAAATAATCTCAGACAATATCGATAGCATTGATCCAGGAAGGTTTACTTCTAGAACTATGATGGAAGCTATTAATAAGAAACGGGCAATTGAAGAAGCGAATGAGGATCACGATAACAATCCAAGTATTGCTATTCAAGCCTTCGGACCAAAAGAAGATTGGAAAGACGAAGTTAAGCGGTATTTAGTGAAAGGAACTTGGACGGATCAGGCTGATGTAGATAGTATTCAAAAAGCACTTGAAATCCTAAAATTTAATGAATAAGATTGAATTCATAAAGTCAAGAACTTTACGAGATCACCTTAATGGATTAGAGCCTTCTCAAATATTGATGAAGGCTTTAAAACTTGGGGATATTAAAGTAGTGAACGGAGAGACTTTTATCGTAAAGATGACGCCATCCGGAAAACTTGATTGGCGTAAATTAACTAAGAAGGCGAAGGCTAAGTCAGCCGACGAACTTTTCGAAACCGACCATTTTCCTGAAATTACTGACGTAAAGTTGGTAAAGGGTTTAGGTGGTTCTACAGGCGCTAAACTTGTAGAAGATAAGGACGGGAATCAATACGTTATGAAGAACGGGAATAGCAAAGCGCACGTTGAGGAGGAATATCTCGCCAACTGTATTTATAAGCTATTTGACGTGAGCGTGCCTAATATGAAACTGTATAAGGGGAAGGACAGTTCTACCTTACTTTCGGATTTTATGCCTAATACGGTTGCCGCTAACGATATTATGGATGATCAGCTTCGTGATGATATAGCTAACCACTTTGTACTTGATTGTTTATTGGCTAACTGGGATATCTATAAGAACGATAATATTCTTAATAATAATGACGACGGAAGTTTTGTTAGGGTTGATAACGGAGGAGCGCTAAGATTCTCAGCTCAAGGACGTCCCAAGGGAGACCATTTCACCGATGATGTCGATGAGCTTGATTCTATGGCTCAACATAACCCATATATGGCTTCGGGTTTAACCGACGCTCAAATAAAAAAGCAAATAAAGCAAATTCTTGTTAAGGGAGATAATATTCTTTCATTAATAGAGGACGCTGATCTTAAGGAAACGATGACCAATAGGTTATTAGACTTGAAGGATTATGTATCTGACGAAGAAAAAGATCCACATAGAGAACTAAGAGAAAGGGAAATCAGTAGAGCTATGAGGAAAGCTGGAAATATTACTGCTACTGACAGTAATGGCTGGTCTTTCCTTTCAAATATTTGTAAGCTGAGAGGGTTCGATAAACCTCCTACAGTAGTCACTGAAAAGGAATTTGCGAAGCTACTCAAAGACGACCCCAAAAACCTTATGCTGAACCGTGGATTAACGGGTTCTTATGGAAATCCTGCTAAGAAGTTTATGAGGGATTTTGCTGAGGGAGAAGAATGTTTCTACGGAACTCAAGCTATGTACGGAGCCGGAATTTATGCGGCTGTTAACGCTAAGAGGGTAAATCCTCCACCTTATAACGAAGATTACAATGTAGCATTAGGATATGCCGGAGGAGACCCAGATCACGTACTTGATGTAATTATACCTTCCGACGCTAAGGTTATAGACGGAGAGGAACTTGATCAAATGATGAATGACGAGTTCTTTGGTGATGAGTTTAAGGAAAAGAAAAAAGAATACGATACAGCGAAAGACGACTTCAACGAACTACTTAATGAAAGAGAAAGAATTGAAGATGAAATTGATTTCAACGTAAAAGAAAAAATGGGCTGGAACGAGAAAGCCTACAATATACTTTTATTTAGCAAGCCGGAAGAAGTTTATGCCGATACAGAAAAATTTGATATACAAAAAGTTGTTACCTATTATGAAGCTATCCTGAAAAGCGTTAATGGAAAATTAGAAGAGGTTGACGAAAAAACTTGGAAAGTAAGTTTACCAAATTCTAGTGAAACCTTCCTATTAAACAAGGATATTGCAGATGTAAGTATTAAACAAAAATTTGACCACACGACTCCTTACAACTGGCATTATACAAGGTTGAAGCAATACGTTATGAAGAACCACTTTCAGACTATCCGAGCAGCGGTCGCTCTTAAGATAGCGGAAGAGAAAATAGAGAATCCGAAAATGGTTGATATCAATGATAGCATTAAAGTTGCAGAACAAACCATAAAGACCTTATCTGACGATATTCAAAAATTACGGGTTAATGGAAGCAATACAACAAATGCGGTGATTGCTCAGATAATACAAAATCCTGGAGGTACATATCGAGGGTTCTATGCGGCCATTAAAGGTTACGACGCTATTGTAAGTAAAAGAGGTTGGGGGTCAAATACCGACTTCGCTATTATTTTGAATAGGAGTAAAATGATAGTAAAAGAATTCAAGTAAAATGATAAGAGAATATTTCATACCAGAGGAAGGGTTGTCTCAATCAGATCAGGAGGTCAGAAATGAGATTGCGGATATTAGAATCGCTAAGGTTCTAGATTATATGGCGTATAAAAATCCCGCATTAATTCCTTTCAAAATAAAAACACCTTTGGTTTCTTTTCTAGATTATTCGAGTTTTGAAAAGCAAGCCCAAAAAGACCACCTATTTAAAAACATACCGAGACATATTCAAACCACGGTGCGACAAGCCGAAAAGATGAAACACTTTGATATTATGTTCCGGAAGTATTTAGCTGACCGTGATATCTCCCCTAAAGAATACAAAAGCAAAAACCCCAAAACTAAAGAAGATATTTTTTACGATTGGTTGTTCCTAAATAAAATGGACATTGATATACTAAATATATAGTGGACAACTATTAGTATCGTAAAAGATACAATGTCGAAAAATTTTACATTCTACTGTCCTGTAGAAATCTCAAAGGCGAAAGACGAAAATGGCGTTGAAGTTATGCGCCTTGGAGGTATCGCTTCTACAATGGACGAAGATTCTGACGGCGAATTTCTTGACCCATCCGGATTTGAAATAGAAGACTTCCAAAAATTAGGTGTTGTTAACTGGCACCACCAATCCACAAAGAGTCCTGCTACAATTATAGGAGAACCATATTTGGTAGAAATACGAAAAGATGGTTTTTACGTTGCTTCCAATTTATATCCATCTTCACCATTAGCTAGAGAAGTTTATGAATTAGCGGAAGTTATGGAACGTGATAGCAAAACACGAAAATTAGGTTATTCCATAGAGGGTTCTGTAATTGAGAGAGGAAGCGATGATCAATCTCACCCAGACTACAAAAAAGTTAAGAAAGCAAAAATAACAGGTTTAGCCATTACACATATGCCGAAAAATCCTAAAACTTTTGCTCAAATAATTAAGGGACATACTACTAACGAATTTGAGGAAGAAGATGACGAACTGGAAAAGGAGGAGAAATCCTTATCTACAGAGTCCGGAGCAGCGTTGGTAAAGGAATCGGTAGACGGTTCTCAAAAGAAAGATTTGAAGAAAGGGGAGACGTATAAGGTAGTAGATTTGTCCGAGGAAGGTATGTATGATTTAATTTTTGATACCTTTCCAAATATTACAATAGAGAAAGCTGAAAAGGTTTATAATTTGTTTAACAAAATACAAGATAAAATGGCTAAAGGTGAAATCAACAACGAAAATCTAAAAAAGGCTATGGATATCCTTGGATTAGGTTCAATTGAAAAAAGTCCCTTCCTGGAGAAAGCTGAAAAAGATAATTTGTCTGACGATGAAGTAGCAGAAGCTGCTTCTAAGAAATTATTTAAGGAAGACGAAGCAGAAGTGGAAGAAGTTAAAAAAGCTAAAGAAACTGAAAACGTGAAAAAAGAAACTGAAGTAAAAAAGGCAGAAGGTTCCGGCGAAGCGAAAGAAGATCAAATCGCAGGGAGTGACCTTAATAAAGGTGCCGTTATGATTTTGAAAAAGGCCATTGAAAAGTCTGAATCAAATTCAATCCTACATTCCAAAGCTGTAGGTCAACTACTAAAAGGTGTTCTTGACCAGAACGAACTTATTGTAGGGGAATTGGGAAGCTTGAAAAAAGCCAACCGGAATTTAGAAGGAAGGCTTGAGAAAGCTAACCAACAAATTGAAAAAATGATTAAAAACCCTATGGGCGGTCAGAGACGTTCTCTTACAAAAGCTACTCAGGTTCGTGAAAAAGAAAGTTTTCAAAAAGGAAATGTAGAACAAGGGAAGGTTTTAAGTCTTACCAGAAACTATAAGGAAGTATTGAACTTGGTTGACGGTTTATCGTTTGCTAAAGGAGGATATGACGAAGAATTTGCTAAGGCAACGACTTCTTTAGAAGCTTCAAAAATGCTACCTGTGAATACTATTCAGCGATTAAAAACTGAACACGGAATAAATATTGTAGAATAACAGGTATTAAAATTAACAATGAATATTAATTATCAATCTAAATTAAGAGGAGTATGACACCAGGATTAAATTTAGCCGATTATGCTAAAGCTGCTGCAAGTAATGGACAGGGCTCAATCGCAGGCGGTTCTTCTATGGAGGAATTAAACCAACTACAAAAAGCACTTGAGGCTGGGTCGATTACAGGTAGAGATACCGCAGATTCGTCAACAGCGTCTGGTGCTCCTTTGAAAGTTGAAAGTCTAGACAAGACTCTAAAGCACTTAACATTTAAGGAAAGCGACATCGTTTTCTGGAAAATGGTCCCTAAGAAATCTGCCTACAACACTGTAGAAGAATACAACCAGCTTGTATCTTACGGTCAGGAAAGAGGAGGATTTTACAACGAAGGAGAACTTCCGAATGAGGAAGACTCTACTTACGTTAGACGTGCACAGTTAGTGAAGTTTATGGGAGTTGTGAAGTCAGTGACTCACCCTATGACCTTAGTTAACACTCACGTTGGAAACGTAGTAGAGAGAGAAATCAAAAATGGTACAATGTGGATATTGCGCCAATTGAACAAGTCTCTTTACTTCGGTGACGAAACCTTAGTTCCTCAGGAATTTAACGGTTTCCTTGCACAACACCAAAGAAATTCCGGATATGCGGATTTAGATGCTTACTTCGGTTCTGAAGTAGTTATCAACGCTAAAGGTAAAATGTTGAGCGAAGAAGTTATTGAGGATTCAGCGAACGGTATCATCCAGAACTTCGGTTTAGGAAACCAGTTATTCGCTCCGCCAAAAGTTCTTTCCAACTTTGTGAAGAATTTCTACGGGAATAAATTTATCCAGCCTAACACGAATGCTCTTTCTGAGGGTGTGATGGGTCAAAGGGTTAAGTCTTTCGAATCTCAATTTGGGAATATCGGACTTAACTGGGATATTTTCTTCAACAAAAGAGCAACAAAAAGACTTACTAACGGTGCCACTTCCCCAAGTGCTCCAAACCCTGTAGCTTCAGTATCTCTTACTGCGGTTGGAACAGATGGAAGTTCGGCTTGGGAAGCTACTGACGCTGGAAACTATTTCTTCGCTGTATCGGCTACAAACCGTTATGGTGAATCGACTCTTGCTGTTATTGGTTCTGCCACTACAGCTACTGCTATTGTTGCAGGAGGGTCTGCCGACTTAGCTTTCACTGACGGTGGAGGTGCTAATGGAGCTACTTCTTACACTGTATATCGCTCTAACAAGGGTGCCGCTACAGCTGCTGAAGCGACTTTCTACCCAGTCTTCACTATCTCTGCTGCTGAAAAGACAGCTGGATACGACGGAGCTACTGCTGGAGCGGTAAGAGACAGAAACAGATTTATGCCGGATACTGACCAAGCTATCTTGTTCCAAATGGATAACGAAGTAATTGAGTTCGCTCAACTTGCTCCGCTTATGAAAATGGACTTGGCGCTTTTAAGCCCAGCATATAGGTTTATGATCTTACTCTACGGTACTCCTTTCCTTTATGCTCCAAAGAAAATGGTGCGTATCGTGAATATTGGAAATGTTAGTCCAGTATAAGTAAAAAAAGAATCATAACAACTATTATAAAGGTGAGACCAAAAATCTCACCTTTTTTATTGTATAATTTTAAATAATTTAATTATGTCCAAACAAAAAATTAAAACAAATAATGCTGGATTATTTGGAAAGAAACTTAACTTGCCTATTGCGGGCGAAGTTAGTATTAGTGAAGATGGTTACATTGAGGTTGAGGCTAATGTAGCTGACCTTTTGTTAAATCGTCACGACGGAACTTTCGTTAGTGCCGTAGAAGTAAAAGAAATTGAGGTTGAAGAAGATGAAGAAGAGGATGAAGTAGAAACCGAAAAGGAGACTCCTAAGAAGCCTGAACCTAAAAAGGAAGAAACTACCGAAGAAAAAGGGGAAAAGGAAGAAACAGAGGAAGAAGAAGACGGTCTTGAGGGTTTAAAACTTGAGGAACTTATTGATTTAGCAAAAGACGCTGGATTTAAAGAGCCATCTTACCGGAAATTTAAAAAGTCTGAAAAATTGATGATTAAATTCCTAAGAAACAACGCATAATATGCCAACTGTTAATCTGAAGATAACTTATAACAAAAATGAGGGGCTGGTAATAAGTCCCTCAGATTTGGTCAATCTGTATTTGACGGGAATCCCACTTTGTTATCCTAATGGAGGAAGTATCTCGGAAGAAACAATTAAGCAAAAGATATTGGCTGCTCAACAGGAATTGGAAGATTATCTTTCGATAAAATTAGTTAAGCAGGTAATAGAAGAAAGTCAAGATTTCATCAGAGAAGAATTCAAACAATGGGGTTTCATTAAAACGGTATTCCCTATATTTGAACCTTTGAAATTAAATGGAATGATTAACAATATCCAACAGGTAAATTATCCACCTGAATGGCTAAGTATTAAAAGGTCTAATGATAAAACTAAATTTCGGAATTTATTCTTAATACCTAATACAGAAGGGGGAGCAGCTCAAACTCAACACGCTTTTGTATTTTCCGGAATTACTCCCCATATGGGATTCTTCGGCACTAATTACATACCGAACTACTGGAGAGTGGAATATATTTCCGGATGGGATGCGGATGAGATGCCCCACGATTTAATTGATACGGTTGCTAAATATGCTGCTATACAAATGTTAGCAATTATTGGAGACCTTATTTATGGTGCGGGAATCGGGAATCAATCTATTTCTTTAGATGGAATTTCTCAGACTTATAGCACTACCAAAGGCGGAGGAAAAGGAGCCTTCTCAGGAAGAACTGCACAATACGCTGAGGAATTGGCAAATAGATTAAAATTATTGAGAGGAGAGTATCTCGGATTGATGTTTAAGACGCTATAATGAAAAAAGCGGTAATACAAACAACTGCACCTGAATCAGTAGAACATCAGGTAAGATTTGAACCGAAAAGGTTCGACTCCCTTATTTTTGATAAAGGTTACGACGTCTTCATTGATAAAGCCTACAAATGTCCTTGCGCCGTAAAAGGAGCAGGACAAGCGCTTCCAGATTGCGATAATTGTTTAGGAATAGGTTGGTTATTTGCTAACAGGACAGAAACAAGAATTGCTATTCAGAGTATTCAAGCGGATGTTAAATATGAAAACTGGACAAGAACTACAGCCGGAACTGCTAGAGTAACAGCTAGAGCAGTCGACAAGTTGGCGTTTATGGATAGGATAATTTTACAAGATGTAGAAGGTTATTATAATGAAATTCTTAGAAGTAAGAAAATAGGTGGAGTGGTTTGCTTCTTTACAAATTACGATATTCTACAAATAGAAGATATAATGATTTTTGAGGGTAGTAATACACCTTTGAGATATTTAGCTGAAGGAACGGATTATTCCATAGATCCAAACGTATCTACAAAAATTATACTTGGTTCAGCCTTCCAATTAGCTACAGATGAAATTGTAGCGACGGTGAGATACCGACATCTGCAAACCTACCATATTTTAGATATGAATAGGGATATCGTTAAGGTAAGAGAAAAGAACTGCGAAAAACCGGAAGAGCAACTTAGAGAGATGCCTATTGCGGGGATAGCAAGGAAAGCTCATTACCTTTTTGATAATTTAAAATACAAAGAAGCAGTTGAATTAATTGAGAACGATAGAACTTGAGAGTAGAGATTGACATAGACGATATAATAGCCGAGCTGAGTTTACCTCAAAACGCAGCCGACCTTATCGTTGCTAATAGTGTTAATGCGGTTACTGACGAACTATATAGGAACTGGAAATTAGAAGCCTCAAATCAACTAAGATCAACCCGAAACGATTACATCAACGGACTCCAAATTATAGATAATTCCCAATTCTCAAAAACTATTAAGTTGAACGGGGTTTTAAATAATATGGTAGAAACGGGAGCCGATGCTTTCGATATGAAGGAAGGGTATAGTAAGAGCGCAAAAGTTAAGTGGGCACCAAGAACAGATGCTAACGGGGTCGTAACTTTACATTGGTATTTAACGATTCCATTCAGACACGGAGTTCCTACTACCATAGGAGATAATGCTGCTTTCAGTGGAATTATGCCTAAGTCGGTTTATAATGTAATGAAGGCGCAACCTGCTAATAAGGGGTTAAGTAAAGCCGGAATCCCTTCTCCATACGATATTCCTCAAAGTAGGGCGCAAATTACTATTCCAAGCCAGAACGTTGATATCCCAGAATACAAACATAAAAGTAGTATTTATGAGGGTATGATAAAAACCACGGGAGCATATAATAAAGCTGCTCAAAATACTTACGTTTCTTTTCGGAGAGTTAGTTCTAACTCAGATGAAGATTCTTGGATACACAAAGGAATAAAAGCTTTCAAATTATTAGATGCGGCAAGGGCAGAAACGGACGTTGAAATGATAGTAGATAATACGATTGATGAAACATTAGCAAATTTAGGTTATGGCGGTATCTAATAATTCATATGGACTCATAATGCCGGAAATGGTTTTGTATAAAACTTTGAAGGCAATGTTTAAATTACTCAAAGAAGACTTTGTAGCATACCCAGAAACGGAGACTATGCTTTACAGATTTTTTAAGAAGGATGAAAATGATAATGATATTAGTTTAGAAACCTTTAATCATTACGACCAAGCGGTTGATCTTTTTATAAATAAAGACGTAGAAATAAATTTAGGATACAACTTAGAAGTTGCGGCAATGGGCTGTATTCATATTCTTCTACCGAGCGAAAGTGGAAGTCCATTAGGTATTGGAGCTGATGAAAATTATCAAGATGGAATACTTACGGAATTTTTGGAGGGTGAAACAACTCAACAAAATCATCAAGCGGTCTTCACCAATAAGTTTGACGCAACTTATCAACTTATGATAACTTCAGAAAATACTTTGGAAGTCTTATTAATATATAATTTCATAAAAGCTTGTTTTATTAGCTTAAATGCTCATCTTGAACTCGCAGGTTTGAGGAATCCTAAATTTGGAGGAAACGATGTTAGTCTTCAGAGCGATAAGGTTCCGACTCATATATTTCATAGATCATTTAGTATAAATTTCTTCTACGAAGTACACGTTCCGGAATTATTTAGAAATAGAGTAATTAAAACTTTCGCTTCAACAGGTATTATAACTAATGTAAACGAATAATCTTCTAATTATGCTTATAAAAGAATTTTCAAAAAAGTACAAACTTTCCGCAAATGACGCTTCAATAGTGGCGAAACTTCACGAAGGGAAGGATAGAACAGAAAAGGAATGGTATGACTCTTTGAAGACTGAAGTAGTTATTCGGTTAGAGTATAAGGAAACAAAGAAAGAAAAAATTGAGAAAATAAAAGAGGTTAAGAATAAAAAGAATGCTTCTTCTAATAAAACAGATAAACAATAATCATTATGAGCATAGTAGTAAATTTCGGTGGTAAAAGAATAGTTGAACCAGGAGTATATGCCCAAACCAAAAGTGGGGTTACAGCTAGACCAAATAACTTTCCTTTTGGGAATGTAATGATAATCGACACGGGAAGCGGTGCAGGTTGGGGTGGAGGTTCAGGCGTTGCCGGAGAACTTGCTAACGGACTTGGTTCTGTTTATTCCTTCGAAAATCCAAACGACTTTAAGGGGTTCGTCAAGGGAGGAATGATTTGGGATGCTTCAGAATATATTTTCAACCCACTTGTAGGAGCACCTTCTCCGGACGTTCTCTATATAGCTAGAGCAGCACAAACCGTTGGGGCAAGAATAAATTTAGCCTTAACTAACGGTGCAGTTTCTTTCATAGCTAGAAACGAAGGTACAGTTGGAAACGGAATGATGAATGAAAGATTGGCGAAAGCGTATATCAAGATTGATGGAGCTACAGTTGCAGTTGCCGCTACATTAACTGTAACTGCTGATAGTATCGCTATCGCTACTGACGTTACAGCCGACAGTACTTCTCCAGCTGAATTCAAGCAAAAGGTTTTAGAAGCTATAAATGCAGGAACTGCTACTCACGGTTACACCGCAAAAATTGAAGGACTTGACTTAGTAGTTTTCGCTCCTCAAAATACAGGTGCCTCTGGGGATGCTTTAACTATAACAACTTCCGGAACGGTAACGACTACAGCTGCTCCCAGTTTCACTGGAGGTGTAGACGGGACTAGAATCATAAAAGGTTACGGAGCGGAGATTAAAGTAGGTGAGAATGACCCCGCAAAATTTATGATTGAAATAACAGGAGGTTCATTTAACGGTAAATCTGAAACAGGATATCTTTACGGAAGAATAGAAGAAGACGGAGCGGTTCCGAATTTTATCGCTCGTTCTCCAGAACTTTCTACCATAGATGAAATTGTTGCTTGGGCATCTACAAATTTCAACTTCAACGCTTCTTTCAAATTAGCAGACAACTACACTCAAGTAAATGGGGGAACAATAGTTGCCGGAGACCTTACAACTGAAATGGTAATGGCTACGGGAGGAACTGAACTTTATCGCCCAGAAGATTTGGACGCTGTTCTACAATCGGTTCGTGAACTTGAAAATACTTATTTCCTTTGCGATAGATTTGGAGACGAAGCTAAAGGTGCTCAAAATATGAAAATCCTTAACCATATCATAAATGAATCTGAATTCGATAAATTTATGGTAATTGGTGGAGGTTTAGATGAAACCAAATTTTCTGGAGATACCAACAGCTCAATAGAGATTGCTAAATTCTACGACAGTGCTAGAGTTATAGTCGCTCACTCAGGAAATCTTAAAGAAGATTCAATTACAGGTAGAACGGAAGTTCTTCCTTCTTTCTATCACGCTGCTAACGTAGTAGGTAGATTAGGAGGTTTAGAGCCGCAAGAGCCATTAACCTTTAAAGCCTTAAGAATTACGAACTTCATTCATAGTCTGGGAATAAAGGACAGAGAAAGAGCCTTACAAGCTGGGGTTCTTCACAACCGTTTTGTTCCAGGAATTGGACACGTAGTGAATCAAGGAATAAATACCTTACAGAAAAACACCCAACAAATAAATCCTGACGGAACTTCTTTTGAAATTTCGATTATGAGTATCGGTGCACAATTGAATAAGGAGCTCGTGTTAAATATGAGACCTTTGTTCATCGGAGGAAACAGAGGAAACGTGACTCCTGCCGACGTTAAATCTTTCGTTGAAGGTTACTTACTAAGTAAGTCACAACAAGACGGAGAAAGCAGCCTAATAATCAAATTCGAGAATGTAACGGTAAGGCTTGAGCAAGGTTCTTATTCAGTTGAATATGGATACGTTCCTAATGGTCCGATAAACAAAATGTTTGTTACTGGATTTATGTTAGATACTAATTTATAATAGACTTAAACAATGGCACAAGACAAAGTAATGACAGCCCCACTTGCGGTAATAAAAGTTGGTGGTGTAGCTATCGGTAAAATGAAGAACATAAGGGTGAACGAAAGTATTCGTAGAGGTCGAGTTACCGGAATCGGTAAATTGACACCTTCAGAACTTCCAGCCTTAGATTGGAATGGAAACCTAAATTGCGGGTTCTACTCAATAAAATTCGATGGGCAGGATGAGATGGCTAAAAAATCCATCCTAAGAAAAGTCAATAACCTTCAAGAGTTCGTTGATACAGTTCTGCTTCGGGAGGAGGGGATCACTATTGATATAATGAAGAAGGTTAAAGACTCCATTGATCCAGAGACCGGAATTATCACTCCAAGGTACGAAGTGTTTGCTTCGGTTAGAGGAGCACTTTCAACCAAGGAAGGGTTTGATATCTCAGAAGGTCAAATTTCCGGAAGGAACGTAGATTTTGAATATATGACGCCAATCTTATTTAGCGTTTAAATTATACATAATTAATGGAAAGTAAACATTTAGAAATTAGAGGAAAGGGATATAATATCCCTTTTCCTAATGTTGGACAATTGATGGACATAGAATCCTTCAAAATCGCATATACAAACGGGAAATATATAGATATGGCTATGAGCAATTTGAAGGCTCACGGTTTTGCCTTAGATGTAGCAGACACCATAGCGTATCTCTCCGTATTAATTCCTGATCTTAGGAAAGACCTTAAGATTGATAACTGGAGAAATATTGATCCTTTTGTAGCTAAGGAACTTGTGAAGATATTTAAAGCTGATTTTATCCCTTGGTTCAAACCGTTGTTAGACGATTTATACTCATACAACCAAGAAGATGCCGAACAACCTCAAAAGGAAGATTAAGAACGAAATAGTTAGATGGAATAATCAATTCCCTATTGACTATTGGTGGCGTAAAAAATACAATGTTTCTTATGGAAGTAAGGCGCATCGTGAAATGAATTTCATAGATATGCTTATAGACTATGAGGAGGATAAAATGATGCGCAATTTAGGTTCCGAAAAGGAAGAAGAAGAGGTTAAAGGTTACACGGTTCCCCAAAAAGAATTAGATGCCGACTTTGACGACTTGGACATATCCAAGTATTAACTCTCTAAACGCATAGTTAATGGCAGAGGTTAGTGTAAATATAAGGGGGAGAGACGACGGTCTAGGTTCTCAGCTAGATTCATTACGTCAAAAGGCTCAGGAGTTAGGTAGGGATATCAGTGAGGTAAATAATCTGAGCGATTTGACTCCCACTCAGCAGAAAAATGCTATCAATAATCTTGGTGAAGATACGCTTCGAGAACAAAAAGGCCAAATACGTGAGGAATATTCAGATTTAAGGAGTATCACTGAAACAAATTTCGAAGAAGTACAAGAGAAGTATGCCAGTGGTGAAATAAGTAAGGAAACCTTTGGTAAATACGAAGACGAATTCAAATCTGACCAAAAATCATTAGATTCAGATGAATCTTCAGAACTTCTTGCGGTAGAAAAAGAAATGAATCAAACCTTGCGGGATATCCACAAGGAACTTTCCGATGCTTCTAAAATTGAACGTGAATTAAAGCAAAGAGACAATAGTGAGCATTCTGGTCCGCAAGCTGAAATTCTCAGAGAAAATAGGGAACTAAGAAATCTTCAAAATAAAGCCGGAAGCGAAGAAGAAGTCGCTGCAATACAAGAAAGATTAGACGAAAATAATCAACGTCTCCGTGAAATGAAACGACCCGACCAGGAAGAGGAAGGGACGGATATGAGCGGAATAGATTTCAGAAGTCCTTTAATGGCTGCTGGTTCTGCAGGACGAGGAGATTTAATGGGAACGGTTCAAGGTGGTCTACAAGCTGGAGGTTCTCTAACGGGGATGGCTAAAGGGTTTACCATAGCCGGAATCATCGCTATGATTGTTAAGGAGACGTTAGGGCACGGAGATAAATTAAGAGAAGGACTAGCACCCGTTGCCGCTATGAGAGGTGGAGCGATGACTGGAGAGATGTCTAACGATCAATTCAGAGAAGGGTTCAACGACCGTTTCGACATAGGGGCGATGGGGATGAATAACCAAGACTTCTCAGCCAGTATGTATCAAAAGGCTCAAGCTTCAGGAAATGCGGGAGACGATCTTCAAGCTAGAACTTATGCCGACGTTGCGTTTCAAAAAGCCTTCGGCGGAGATTCAGGAATGTTTTCCCAATTTGAAAGGTTTGTTGAGGGTCAAGAATCCTCTACCGAAATAGCCTTAGATGTTTTGAATGTCTTGACTTCCATTGATAAAAGTTCGCTAAAGGAAAACGATCTTTCAACACTCACAGAAAAATTAACGGCTCAAAATACAATTTTATCTTTACAACGTTCCAAGCGTGATGTAGTAGATAACGACGGAGCTTTACAAATGTTAGCAGCTTTTGAGTCAGCAGGTCTTTCCGGAAAAGGGGAACGTGCTTCAGGATTCATTAATCAAACGATACAAGGATTAGGAGAAGGAGGAAGCGATAATCTTCAAATGTGGAAGATAGAAGCGGCAAGGCGAGCCAATCCAGAAATTGCGGATGATCCAGCTGCCTTACGAAGAAAGGTTCGATTTAATCCAGACGACCCAGAGTATATGTCTGAAATGTTTAAAATGATTCAGGAACGTACAGGTGGAAATAAAATGGCGATGGATGACGTATGGTACTCAATGTTCAATCCTGAAAGTGAAAAGGATATGGAGATTTATGAGAATATGGCTAAAGGGGGCGATCCAGACGAACTTTTAAGAGGTAAAGGCATAGAGGAAATGAAAACCCGAAAGTCAACCTTAGATGGGGACACTATGGTAAACGATGCCAATTCAGGAGTTGGAGCGGTGAGTGAGGCGATAAACGACTTCTCAAACAGATCTCAAAGTTTCGTGGATATTTTTAGCTCAATTTTTAAGGACATTATTACTGGAAATGCGGTAAATGTTTCTATTTTGGAAGACAAGACGGCACCACCTAAAAATAGAAATACAAACATTCCAGGAAACAATTCTAGAACGGGACAATAATGAGTAAATTCACGGAGATACAATACAATGGCGAGTTAGGGTATAAGGCGTCCTTAAAAAATGTAAGGGAGTTTTTTAGAATCGTTATTGATGATAAAGAATTTCTTGATACGGAAAACCCTGAAACTAAGGTTAAGAATCGGGATTTAGTTTTTGAGGATTATTCTATGATGACTAGAATATCTTTAGGATTAGCCGATAAGTTTGGAACGGATATAAAAGATTCTTCCGCAATAGATGGGGAATATCCTTGCCCTATCCCTATCGTATTATATGTAGATGCGAATAATCTTTCTCCAGACGTATTATTTAGTCAAGGGAATGTATTAGCTAATGACTTCCAAATTGAAGATTTTAGCGGAGCAAGCGAAAAAGCATTCATAGTAGATAAGAATAAATTTTACAGAGACTCCATTCAGCAGAGACTTAGCACTGGCGAAGAAATTCACGGAAACGTAGATACTACAAATATTGAGGGGAGTAGACGCCAAAGTATAAAGCCATTAGTTTGGTTATGGTCAAAAACCTTAAATGAAGGAGGTAAATTTAATACAAATTCTATTTTCAACCTCACACCTTTTGTAGAAAGCGTTTCGATAAACCAAACTGAGAGTGGAGGCAACTTCTCTCTTTCACTTTTACCTATTGATGGGGTGTTTGATTTGATAGACGGTCAGCCTTCAGGGATATGGCATCCAAATAAAGAAAGATATGTAAGTTTCGAGCATAACGGCAAAACGAACTTTATGTTCAAAAGTCTTTTGAATAAAATGGGATTCCGTCAAACCGAAGATCACGAAGGAGCTACAGCTGGACAGCGGTTTCAAAATACAACGACTAATAATTTTAACAGCCGAGACCGTAAATTTAAAGGAAGAGACGAGCCTGATTTTAATAGGAGCGAAACCCTATTCAAAAACCTTATTTCTGAGAACGATATAATTTTCATAACATTCACAGATATCGGGGTTGAAATCCCTTACCAGAATGATTTCTTTATAGACAATTCTTGGTTACCAGGAAAGGATTGGCAAATGATAGGCTTGATAGATTCTAACCAACTGCAAGTTTCTTTTGAAAATTCTAGTACAAATTTATCCGTTTCCGGAAGAGATTGTATGAAGTTACTTATTGAGGATGGAAGCTACTTTTTTGCTAAGAGTTTCGCTGACCCAGAGAATTCAAATTCAGCCTTCAGCAATGTAGATTTACCATATCGTGGAGATGATAATAATGCGGAGAATATAACTAGATCAGATGTAAGACCTTTGGGAATTAATAGGCTATTTTCAAACGGCCAAATTGAGGTTCTATTTAATCCTGAGGCTCGGAACGTTCAATTTATTATGAGCCTTCTTATGAGCCGACTTTCAAATATTGAAATATGTCATAGTGATCTTTTCCAATACTATGGAGACAGGAGAACTTCTTTCACGATACCTATTTATGAAATAGAGGAAGTAGATGAAGAAAATACAAACGACGAATTAGACTATTAAGATGCGAACCAGAAATTTAGCAAACGCTGCTGCGAATAACGCTGAAGAGATTAAAAGTCTTCATCCAGATGAGCGTGAACGATTTAGTAATTTCGTATTTGATTGCGAACAATCGGGAACACCTGTTTGGATATTTTCAGCCTACAGAACGGTTGCCGAACAAGCTTCACTCTATCGAAAATACCTTTCAAAAGAATCTAAAATAGTGGCTGCCAAGCCAGGAAGTAGTTACCACAATTATGGTTTAGCTATTGATATTTATGTTTATGATTTTGTTAAAGAAGAATTTGTAAAAGACAGATCTCTTTACCGTAAAATTCAACCAATCGCAAATAAGTATAAGTTGAGATGGTTAGGTTCTACGATGAAAGGCGAGATACACCATTTTGATTACAATAATATAAAAACCATTGACTTATTAAAAGCCCATAATAAAGGACTTGTAGATGAGAATGGATATGTACTACTTGATGAGGTAGATAAAAAAAGCGTAAAAGAAACTGTATTAAAAGTTCTAGGAGAATGGGAAACGAAAGTTGGGGGAAACCTAATCAAAGAGACACAAACCGAAACCGAAAAGAAAGAAAAACCTATCCGGAGAATGATCACAAAGATCGAAAACCAAAATGCGGTAGGAATTTGGCAAATAATAAAGATGGTAGCAGATCAGTACTCCCTGAGCCAAAGTGTAAACGATGCGGGAATTGCGACTTCTCAAGGTAGCTTAATAAATTTTGTTAATCAAGTTGTTCAGGCTCCTTGGTTACAATTTTACGGAGATACGATAGGAGATCAATATTACTTCTTTTCCAGGAAAGAGCCATTCGATTATAACGGATGGACGGAATTGCCCCTTATGACGTCTATCTATGAAGAGGAGGTCTTAACTGACGATTTAGCTTGGTATGATGGTGAGGTGTTTTCTTGGTATCAAATTATCCCCAGAGGTTCCTTTCTAGGGGAACAAAATTTAATCTTCGCATATATCACAGCGGTATTCTTTGAGGAGTATGCGGAAATATGGGGAAGTAAACCAAATATACAAGTTAGCAACTATGTGAATTTTACCAAGGTAAAAGGTCAAAGTAGTATGTACAAAAAAGCGAAGGAAGATTTAAGATATATGGTTGAAAGTAATATGTACCTTCCCTTCACCAGACAAGGAACCATAACCGTCCGAGGAACTACAAGAATCAAAAGAGGGTATAAAATATTCTATCATCCAACTGGAGAAGAATTTTATGTAGATTCGGTTTCAACTAGATATAGCGCTAATGACGGGGGAGCGGAATTTATAACCATTATCCAAGTTAGCAGGGGAATGAAAATAGAATTTACTGCGGCTCCTAAAAATAAAGATTCCATAGGATATTTCAATTTGATTCTATTTGATGAGAATGTAGACAATGCAGAAGATATAAATTGGAAAGTGAATGATAAGGTATTTCAATTTTTTATTAACCGTAAACAATTCGCAAAAGAATAATGGATAAGAAAGATTTCATAGGGATTAGAGGATTAAGCGGTAATTTGCCCGCAGGGATAGGATTTGTAATAATTCCTGAGAATGTAGATATTGAAGAATATAAGCAAGACGTTTACAATACGGGAAGAATTTCAATTTTCGGAGGATATGGACATAGTAATTTTTATAATGTTCATATAGATCGTGAATCTCTCCAGAGGGTTAAATTTCCCAAAAAGTCTGGAGAAATGGGTTCACCTGTAGTTTGGATAAATATTCCTAAACATAATGAGGTAGTTGTAGTTGCGTGCTTGAAATATGATAAAGATTTTTTCTCTCATTCAGAAAACCGTAAAAGAATAACGGCAACCGATAGCGGAAATATTGTCGATGTAGATTTAGACGCTAAAAAGGGAACCATCTCAATTTCCGGAAACGGAGTTACGGAGCGGATGGTTATGAATATTGAGTTGACTGATAAAAATAAAGACGCTATTTTTCAGCTCAAGGTAAATGGTCAAATTCTTACTCATTCTACCCAAAGAACTATTAATGCGTCTCAAGGTAAGATTGAGAATCTGGTTACGGATTTAGACGGAACTATAAAGGCAAAAAGTTCCTTGAGTCCAGATGAAACGGAGAGATATACATACGAAGATGAATATGAGAATAAAGTAAGCGTTTCTGAGGAGAAGATTGAAATAAGAGCAGATAAATCGTCTAAGATTAATTTCGGAGACGGTAATGAACCTTTGGTTCTAGGAAATATGCTAAAGGAGATATTGGAGAAGTATGATGACGCTTTGGCGAAGATGACCGTGCCGACTGCTTTTGGGCCAAGTGGTACAAGGATTAATGATGCGGAGTTTAGATTAGTAAGAAAGGATTTTGAAAAATTCCTTTCCAAATTAACGAATACGGATTAATATGCTATACAGGGATATATTGACTTATGAAATAAGAAGGATTACAGATCCAACTTTTGATTCGTTTGATGGGTTCCCTGAAGGTAGTATTGAAGCTGCCGAAAGATGGAGCGAAGTTTTTACAAAATATGCGGTGGGAATTGTCCCGCCAAGTTCTACCATTTTGCTAGCCAGGGAAAAAATGAGGATGAGGCTTTTGAGCGTTAAGTTCTCATCGGACGTTAGGATTATGGAGAAGGCTGTCGAGGAATTTGCCGCTGAATTAGCAAAAGGTATGTCTCCAATTTTCAAAGGCGTTCCTCCGACAGCTTATTTAAACTATCTGCCCGCATATAGTATTGGGTTCGCAGGAGGTTCTTCAAAGGACGTTGCCGAAGCAATAGCTAAGAAAACTCACGAATGGTTTGTAACCGGAACAGCTATTAATAGCTCAACGAGTACACTCATAAATTGGAATTAAAATGTCAAAAGAAATAGCAAAAGAAAAAGCCACGACGCTTGCGAGAAGATTGGGGAAGGCAGCGGTTCACGCTATTGCTCCCGATGATTTTGAATATTATGCTTGTTCTTTTGAATTAGTAGATAGCGGTTTTAACGTTAAGGAGATATTTCACTTTCCAGTTATGCCCAGCGGAATACAGATAGGGAGGCAATCTTTAGTAAGTATAAAGAAAACCGGAAGCTCATACCTTAGTCAATTCAACGACTCATTCGTGGGGAGAACTTTTAATATCAACGGAACTTTCGGTAGAAAATTCAAGGTAATATTAGTTAAGAATGATTTGAAGTTTAAAACTGGTTACGGTGCGTTGAAAATGTTGGAGAAGATAATTGAGGAAAGTTTTGTAGTAAGTGGTTCAAATCCTAAAGTCTTAATATTTAATAATCTTTCCTTCAACCAAAGCTATGTAGTTGAGGTTTTAAATTTCCAAGTTTCACAAAGTATGGAAAACAATATGATGTGGAATTATACTTTAGAGATAAAGGCTATTGCTAATGTAGATAATATAAAAATGGCAGGTCATCCAGCTAAAAGACTCGTTAAGTTATTAGGTGTTGATGTAGCTCAAAAGACGGCAAACGATCTGTTTGAGGAAATTCCGGACGATAACGAATTTGTATCTATTCCAAAAAGTTTAATGAGATGATAAAGCCTAAAGTAATACAAAATTTTATAGATTTGACTAATTACCCACTTGGGGAATTTTTAGTTGAGTCTAAAAGATTTTTCAAAGAAGATGTGAACGATATCGTACTATTCTTCAGAGGATACGTAAATTTCATAGACAAGCAAAAGGTTAAGAAACTGAATCAATTAGCGGAAAATTCCTTAATAATTACCAATTTCTTCTATGAGAAAAAGGGGGTTATGAATACGGTTGATTACTGGGAACTTCTAGATAAGGTTGAAGATATTCGGGGAAAGTTACAATATTACCAAAATATTTCAAAATATTTGCGCTCATCTTTAATTAACGGTATTTCTCGCTCCGGAGTAGTTTTTGATTATACGATGAATGATCAGGAAACCTTAGAAGGAATAACAAAAGATTTTATAGAAGAGGAAGCCTATGAGAACAGATGGGTTGATCAAGCCTTAGATAATGACCTGAAAGAAAACGATTGGGACATTGAAGGCGGTAAAAACTTAAAACTGAGAAAGCAGTTGTTCCAAAGAAATCTTGTAACGAGTATGATTGATAATACGGTCGGCGAAAGAATCTATGGAAAAGATATAAAGCGACTCATTGAATTGAAAGATGGAGACCTTGTAGTTTTAGGATATAAAGAAACCGTACAACAAACCGTGGACACTTTATCAATTTTAAAGAAAGGTGATATTCCAGAATTTCCAAACCTTGGACTTGATGGAAGTCTATATAAGGGTGAAAATTATTCTCAACTAAACTTTAAAAGTATAGCGAGGGAATTAAAAAGAATATTCTCATCAGATGATCTATTTAAAGATTTTGAGGTAATAGATATTCGCCACGAAGAAGGGGACGTATTTATTGAGTACAGAGTAAACACAAAATTTGATTTGGTAATAATTAGAAATATAACATTATGATAAAGCTACCACAACCCGAAAGAAGTTATGTATATGTCGGAACGTCAATTAAAAATTTTGACGGAGATACTCTTACTGCCTTAATAGATCAAGGATTTAGAGATTATACTACTCGCACATTAAGATTAGCGGTAATAGATACACCTGAACGTAGAACACCAACTCTAGAGGAAGGTCGGATGGTTCAACAAATAGTTGAAGAAAAATTAAAAGGTAAAACTTTTACACTTCAAACTGATAAGGATAAAACAGGTTCTTTCAATAGATACATAGCTCACATATGGATAGATGGTGAGCATTTAAATTATTGGTTATGGGAAAATGGTTATGCTATAATATGGGGAGCTAACGAATAAAAATAAATTTAGAGATGATAACAAAAATAACACCTGTAGAGGAACTAAAAAGGATTTTCGCCGAAACATTCCTAAACCATACCAATAAGGTTACGAAGATTTCAGACGGTTCGGTTCTGAATGGTATCGGTTATGGTATCGGAAAATTAGCCCAAAAGGTTCTAAAAGATACTGCCGTAGTTGAAGCCCATTTATTTCCGGATTCAGCCTTCGGGGATTATTTAGATAGGATAGCGGAACTTCAAGGGGTGGCAGGAAGATTAGGCGCAACTCAAAGTGTAGCATATATAAGGGTGGTCGGTGCTCCTGGTACGACTTACACTCCCAATCTTCATATCTTTAAAGGTAAAGGGATTGACTTTACTCCAGAGTTGAGCGTTGAGATACCAGAGGAAGGATTTACGTATGTAAAAGTGAAAAGCCTAAACAGCGGTTCAAGTACAAACGTTGAGACTTTAACAATAAGTCAATTAAGTCCTAGACCAGCTGGACACGAATATAGTATAAATGAATTTTCGGCAACTGGTGGAAGAGATTTTGAGGATGACGATAATTTTAGACAAAGAATAAAAGACGAGATCAACGTTTTGGCTCGGGGTACAATTTCATATCTAGAACAAGTTTTCCGAAAAATAAATCCAAATGTTTTGAGGGTTTATAATTTAGGTCTAGATCAAGTGGGAGACCTTCAAATTGGAGTTTCGGCAGTTAATGGAGCTCAATTTTCAAGCGGTGAACTTGCGGAGATATTAGCTAAAGGGGAAAACTACTTTTCGATGAATGAGTTGAAACCTGATGGTAGAAATAATTACGGTATAAAGATTATCAATATTCCTTACTTTCCAATTGACATAAGTTGTCGTGTAGATATTGATTCTTCTTATAATCCGGATAACGTTCGGAAACATATTCAAATTGCTATCAATAAGGTCGTTGACTACAGACTTTGGGACGACGGAGGAATAATAGACTGGATAGACTTGATTAACGCTATAAAAGGTGTTCGGGGAGTAAATCGTGTGTTAGACAATTATTTCTTCCCTAACAATGACTTAATTATCCCGAGAGGACACCTTCCGAGGTTCCGAGGGTTTATGATGATGAATATGAAAGGGGAACTTATCTCCAACCAGACGGAAACATTGAACCCTGTTTACTATCCAAATGACTTGGATTTTAGTTATCAAGCAACCGTATTAAAATCTCTATAATGGAAAAGAAAACATATTCATCCTCCAAAACTGAAGTGGTTGATTTGAGTTTAAGCTTAGAAGATAACACGGGATCAATCTCCCTAAAAATCTTAGCTCACAATGAGGATCAAAACGATGAAGAGGTTTTGAACCCTATGAATATCACTAACGTGGAACTTCTAGAGGAAAGAAAAAAGATTGATTCATCAATGGGCTTAGAGGGCGAATTATTGATAAGCAAAAATAGAGACTTAATTATTAATGTTGATATAGGTGGGGAGTTAGTTATTTCCGACGCACACGCCAGCAGTTATTCTATAAATGATCAAGGCGAATTAATCTACCAGAGATAATGGCTATAACAAATAACATATTAGATTCTATTGGAGATGTCCTAACTATCAAGACACAACTTTCTGTAAGAGGGGAAATAAATCTCACAGGGTTCGTTGATGTAGCGATAGGGGAAACAGTTGATAGATTCTTCAGTAAGAACTTCAGATATTCCAAAGATAATTTAACTTGGAGCCAATGGATGCCGTTAAGTAATGAAAACGTTCAAAAAATACAAGGTCATATTTTTGGACTGCTTTTCATAGAATGTAAATATTCAAGAAGCGGTTCTAATACAACGGGAATTTTAGAGTTCGTTTCTTTAGAATTATTAGGGAACATAGAACTTCAAATTTGTAACAATACGGCAACCGTTGAAAGTATTTTTGCTGAGTTAGCTGAAAATGATAGTGTGACTAATGAGTTAGCAAATAACCTTCTCCGGAAAATATACTACCACGGTATTCTTCCGACTTTCATCGAAAGGGGAGACGAAACCAATAACGAAGATTTTGTGAGTTTATGGGGTTCGGTTTGTTTCTTTATGGCTATGGTCACTGCCTTCAATAATACCTTTGATGAGATTTTATACCGAAGGGATTATCTGATAGAAAACCTAAAACAAAAAGGAATTAAAGTTTCGGGTCAGGAAACCTTATTAGAAGATTTACAATTTATAGCGAATAACTTTAAAGACGAGATCAGAAAAAGAGGTACGATTCTAACAACTAAGGAAAAGGGAGATCAAGCGGTAAGAGGAGAATGGCTAAGAATATTAATAAAGAACTACTATGACGAATTTCTTATTGAAGTTATGGAGAAAAAACATATGGGTTACAATATTGGTAATTCATCTCCTTTGTATAACGGAACCAATTTCTCAACCCAGCTTAATAAAACTGAAGAGAATACCGAAGAATTTGTAGACCTTACGAAATACGATACTTTAGGGAGCGTGTCAATTTTAGACGGAAATCTTGAAATCGTTGGAGCCGCAGGGTTGAATGGTTTAGGGTTCGATTTATCCTCTCCTCCCAACGAAGTTCCTATTGAAAGACTAATTACGGTTGAACCTGAGATTGATTATGAAATAACCTTTAAAGTTCGGAGAACTGCTGCGCTGACGGGTTTTAATTTCAACTTCGGGGTTTTAGGGTTTAATAGGAACGGGATTCAAAAAGATTTATCCTTCGTGAAAATTACTGACGGGTTGGTTGATAATACTTTCTTTAGCGTTGCAAATGCACAAGAAATAGTTAAGGTTCAAGATGAATGGTATTTCATAAGGGGAATAATCTACTCCAACCAGAGCACTTCGTTAGACGCTACAAACGCAAGACTCAATATAAATAAGGGAATAAATTTAAAATTTAACGATGCGGTTGAAAAGATTAAAATCTGCATATATGGAGGTTCTACAAATTCTTCCCAAAGTATAGAAATAGCGGATTTAAAAATGCGACCTTTGATAAGAGGAAGAAACATATTGCCGAGTATGAAGGACGGCTCAACCTATATTAAGAATCCCCAATTTATACAACAGCAAAATACGGTTTTGAGTTGGATGAAAAATAACGGAGAAGAAATGACTGATTTACAGGTTCACAACTTCATAGAAAGATATTTATTACCATATCAACAAAAGCTAACTTCCATCTTCCTTTCACCGAAAGTGGACGACAAACAACTATTAACATAGAAATAACATTAAAGAAATGGCTAAGGTAAAACAAAGCGAAAATCTATTTGAAGGGATAGCCGAATTAAATAAGCGCACCGAGTTCTTAGAAGATAGTGGTTTCAAAAGACACGCATTAATTGATACGGCAAGTTTCGGTTTAGTAGAACAATTGAAATTTCCGGTTATAGGTCAAATAAAAAAGCAAGAGTGCTTCTATGTTAGTAAGGCTGGAACACCCTTTGATGAGATAGTTTTAGGTAAAGGAGTGGCGGTTGATTCTGATGCTAACTTAATAGTTAACAAAGAAAAGCAGAATTTCGAAATAGCTAACGACGGAAATTGGTACTGGGTTAAAATATCTCACCAACTAAGTACGACGGAAGACGGAACGGTATCTTTAGATGCTACCGGAAACTTGACGGGGGTCGGTACTAAATTTACCAAAGTATTAAGAGGTCAACCTAATTATCCGAGTAAGATCAGATTAGAAAATTCCTTAAATGGAAATGCGGATGATTATGAAGTTGTTAAAGTAATAGACGACACGAGTTGTATTATTAGCGGAGATTTCAATTCTGAAAATAACTTGAAATATGGGGTCGTAGGAACTTTCACTCCAGGATATCCCGTTCCTGCCGAAAACCAAATGATCTTCCGTTATGATTCGGTGAAGGTTCAATTAGTAAGGGAAAACAACTTTAACATAGAACCAGCTCATATAGCCGATAAAGAATTTTTCGTAGCAAGGGTAAAAAATACGGGAATAGATTTAACGATTCAAGATAAAAGAAAAAAGTGGTGGAGGAGTGAGGCGTTTAATTACTTAAGAAGTATTAACCGAACTGCCGCCAATCCAATAATCGGAGTTGAGAATATAAGATACGGAGTAAAAACTAGCACGCAAGCGGATAACTTTATCCAGTTAGCATTTGGATTCAGAATAAATTCTTATACCATAGATACTTCTTCTAAAAAGATCAGTATCTTGATAGGTAATGGTGGGGTGTTTAAAGATACTTCGCAATTTACTAATGGAGATTTTAACGGCTGGAGAATTTATTCTTCCAACGGAGACTGGAAGGAAATTATCGACAGTCAAGATTCCGGAACTCAAATCGTGGTAACACTTGATGTTTTAAATCCTACTGATTATACAGATAAGGCGGCATTATTTATTGCTCCTCCATATGAAGAGATAGAAGTAAAGGTTCGTCAAGACGGAGATATAAATACAACAGCGTTGATTGATAAGATTTTTAACTTTCCTATAAATACGCCAATTGCCAGTCTTCAGGTTCCGTCCTTTGAAAGTTGCTACAAATACAATCTTACTTATAGGTATAAAATCCAAAATGATTTTACAGACTGGAAGAAATTCCCGAATGATACGATAGGATATTATGATGAAGATTCTTTTGACGATGTAGGGAATTTAAAGGTAGAAACTATAAATAGAACTTTGAAACCTTACACAGGACACCTTACTAAAGGATTCATAGAGGTATGTCCTCATCCAGATTCTTTTTGGAACTTCAAGGGGCAAGTTGTTACGGGAGATGTTTTTGGAGTCAACACGTCTTCTTTAGACAATTCAATCCCAGTGGTTGATCTGATAGTTGGTAGGGATAAAAGATATCAACATTATACGGGCACCTTGAGTATGTCCGCAAATATGGTTATTAACCTTGCGAAGACGGATGAAGAAGGGGGTTCTTTAAGGCAAGGAAACGAATTTATTTTACATATAGATCAATTCATAACCTTAAACAATTTTACACTTAAAATCGTTCAAGATTATTCAAATCCTACTTCTTTCAAAACTTTAGCAAACATTACCAGCAACGACACTGCTTACATTAAGAATAATTCTAAGAGTGCCGAAAAGCTTTCAAGCGGATTATTCATAAGATGTACCTTTGATGATACCGGAAATTGGATTTGCCATTACGACTCCGATATAAATCCTAAAGGTATGGTGAGGATGTTAAAAGATGTTCCTCAAAATAGCTTCACCGTAGACGGTATGGGAGTTAGATCAGGATTCTGGGGATGGAGAATTGTAAGTGAAATGCAAGATCAATTTGTTATGGGTACGGCAATTTGGACTGAGTTGGGTCAAACGGGAGGTACAGATAAAGTTAAATTAACCTTAGCAAATATTCCATCTCACCGTCACGAAGTTTGGGGTAGAAGTTCAGATAGAAATACGAGTGGTTCTGGATATAATATTAACCAAGTTCATATTTCTCCGGACGCTAACGGAGATCCATTAACTAGAACAACTTACACAGGTGGTCTGGAAATTAATAAGAAAGATGGTGCAGTGGAAGATGTTAAAATTCAACCGAAACATATAAAATTCATATACATAGAAAAAATAGTCTAAATGAAATTTTTATTCTCAGGAGCAAAACACTCGCTGTCAGCTCAAAACGACAAAACACAAAGCCTTGGAGGGTATATGTCTTCAACGCCGATCCCCAATGGGAGACCAGGAGCGTTATTCTCTTCCCTGTCCATTTATTCTCAGAAGAATAGAATTGAAGAAACTTTAGCCTTCTTCATTTATAACGAAACTCAAACTGCAATAACCAATTTATCCATTCAGCAAATATATCAAGATTTTTTAGGAGAGGTTGATAATGACGCTGATTTTGATTGGGCGATAGTTGAACCAACAGACGATCACCAAATAGAAGTTATCGGAAGTTCTCAAGAATCGCCTTTCAATGCTGACTTCTTTAATCCAACAACCGTTCGAGAAAGCTGTATCCTAAAAATGGTTACGGTTCCTGCTTCCGGAGAAACCTTCAATCTATTAGGTCAAGCGATTCTTTTTGTCGGCAGTACCTTAGAACATATGGTGGATGAGATTATAGCGCACTTTGAGTTGGTTCCGGAATTTACGGTTCAAAAATATTCAAACACGAGCGTCTATATAAGACGAGAAGCCTTAACGAAGACCGATGCGGTGGTTCAAATAACTTCAACGGGAACTGCCGAAAGTAACATAGTTAATTTTAGCGGTTACGTTGACGGAGAAACTTCTTTAGTCGCTTCTTTAGACGCTGGAAAATCTTTAGGAATTTGGGTTAGACGAAAAGTTAAGCCGCAATTAGTTATTGATTTCAGTGAGGATTTAAATAAGAGTGAATCTTTAGACGTTTTGTTCAGCTTCGATTAATTTTCGATTTTTTATTGTTTTCTCATTAGTGCCTTCTAAAATACTAGAGGGCACTTTTGGTTTCCACATTTATCCTATTGGTTATAATTGTACTTTTCGTAGGGAAGTAAGTAGTTAAGAAAACCCTAACACATCGTTAAAATGCCTTAAAATCGTTTTATTACCTTCCTAAAAATATCAGGTATAGAATCTGATACCGATAAGATTTTCACCAAAGTTTAGTTGGGAGAGAAGTTATAATCTAAGTTATCTTAGAAACTTCTTATGTTTAAATGGCAACTGGTTCTTTTTAGGGGTTGTGAGCCGTGCCAGCCTCAAATTCGCTCAAGTAATTCTTGATAGTTTAGGTACAAACTTTTTTCCTTTAATGTATTAATTTACATTGAGGGGAGGGGGTTTGTCTCTTATACCTAAATTTCTCAAGATATCTCTAAACTAAAAAGCAAAAACACATACAACGTTATTTTAGAAAAATCCAATTATGATAACGATAACACGTGTAAATATGTCCCGTTGTAAATTAACGGCTGATAAACCAAGAGAATTACGTTGGGTTAAGGAATATTTGGAATTTTATGTAGATGGGGCTCATTTCTCTGAAATCTTTAAAAAAGGAGATTGGGATGGTTATCACCGATTTTACGATAAAAAAGACTTTTTTGACTTTGGGTTACTGGATGAGGTGATTTACAATATGGATAAGGATGAATTGCAATACAAAATCAAGGATTCTTATAAATTTAGCCGACATAAGATAATTCCCAAAGATTTGCCGAAAAAATTGCGCCCACACCAGAGGGAGGGCATTAACGAATTTTTCAAAAACAATATTGGTATTATGATTGTCCCCACGAGGGGAGGTAAAACGTTTATTGCTTCAGAAACGATCCGGCAAACTTTACAATTTAATGAGAATGCGAATATTTTGTTTGTAGTTGATACGGTTGACTTATTTAAGCAAGCAACAGAAGAAATTGCGGGATATTTAGGAGCCAATCTAGAAGATATGGGATATGTTAACGATAAAGGCTTTGAACCCAAGCAAGTAACAGTCGCTATGATCCAGACGCTAACTTCTAAATTGTACGGGAAAGTTTCGGAAAGTAAGACCGTTAACAAGGAAAAGGTAAGTTTAAGCAAGGAAGAGATTAAAGCTAAGAATAAAATCAAGAATGCTGAGAAGCGAAGGGTTCAAAAGTATATGCGTCAGGTTGATTTTCTGATAGTAGATGAGATTCACGAATATTCAAGTACAAAACGTATGAATGTTCTAAATAATTGTAAAAGTATGAATCAACTTTTGGGACTTTCAGCCACGCCATTCAAACAGGTCGGTGGGTTGATTGAAAATCTGAAGATTAAAGGATTTTTTGGCGGCATCTGTTATGAGGTTAAAAAGAAGCGGTTACAAGATGAGGGATTTTTAGCCTTAGATAAAATTTTCTTGGTTAGTTATGATCATTCAGATTACATAAGGCGCAATAGAATTTATAAGGCAGAAAGTTACCACGATTATCTTTCTCAGACAATTCACCACAACGACGAGCGGAACCATATTCTTACGAAATTAATCAAAACTTGTAAAAAGAACCACTGGAAAACTTTAGTCATATTTAATTCCAAGAAGCACGGATATATTATTTCTGAGGAGACGGGTGAGATGTTTATTAGTGGGGACAGTAAACCAACCGAGCGAGAACGGGCAAAATTAAAGTTTTTGAAAGGAAAGGGGAAAATCTTATTGGCCAGTAATATCTACAAGAAAGGGATAACACTTCCGGAGGCAGAGATACTGATTTTAGCCGACGGAGGTTTAGAAGGAAGTAATATCACACAAAAGCAGGGAAGGGTTCTAGGATCAATTGAGGGGAAGACTCGGGCAGCGATTATAGATATTATGGATGTAGGAACTAAGCACTTTTCTGAACATAGTTTAAATAGATTAGAGGTTTACGGTAAAGAAGTTCCGAACGATAGGCTTGAGGTTTATATGTTCGACGAATTTAGCCTTATGACTGAAAGTATAAAAGAATGGTTGAATGAAAAAGAGTGAACTTAGATTAATTGTAAATTTATTCAAATACTACTATTCCAGTGTATTAAATGTAACCAATTACAGATTTAAGATCACGGACAGTAAGGAAAAAACCATAGAGAATTTTGTACGGGATATAAAAGAACTTTCCAAGACTAAAGTTCTCCAGGAAGATTACCTTCGCCAGTATTTTGAATTTCAATTTAACCATTGGTACAAGTACGACAGTAAGAGCTCCGTTAAGGCTATCCAGATTGAGTGGATTGTGGGAAAGAAAGCTATTGCGAGGTGGAAGAAGGTTGATAAAAAAATTATAGGTTTTATTGTAAGAAAAAATCTGAAGACGGACGTTAAATTGAAGTCAAGGTTAGTAAAAGAAAACTGGGACGATTTGCTTTTAAATCTCAATCCCGTTGAGGAAGATGAGAAAGTTAGGTTCTTCGGAACGGTTAAAGGGTTTTACAATTGTTTATTAGCAACAACCCTATATAACCACAAGAGTCCATTATGTATGAAATGCCCTAAAATAAAAGAATGTAAGGAAGAATTAAAACTTCAATATCCTAAGATTTATAAAAAGCGAGGTTATGGGACAAGCGACTAGAAATTTAATGGTTACGGAGGTAGCAAAGATGCTTGGATTTAAGCGGAAGCATTTTTATGAATGGCTGAATGATTATGGGTATATGTTAAAAACTAATGGGAGGTGGTTGCCTACAGATTATCATATAATAAATGGTACATTTAAGGTAACTCACACATTGGTAGATAAGGAAAACTTTCGGGCAGTTGTTCCAGTTATAAGAGTAACAGAAAAGGGTTTTAATCGCATAAGCGGTAAAGTTCAAAGTAAAAGTTACAGTAATATATATTGGTTGATTGTTTCGAATCTTCAACAAGCTGTAAAGAAATTAGGTATTACGAGAAAGGAATACGACCAGAGAGTTATTCACTGGTACTCGGACGACCGAACTAAAGGAAAATATATAATTGACTTCGGCTCCCCCAACGAAAGAACGTTCCTGGAGTACGATTATAACGACGGTAAAGTATGGCAGACAATCAACACTTAACAGGTGAGTACATTCTAGATTTATTTACAATTGCATTTAAAAAAGAAGAATTTTTTGAGATATTAGCGCAACATTTAAAATACTCCTATCTCACGCTAGAACACGAAAAGAAGTTCTGGAAAAAAGCTAACCAAATTTATCGGTTAAAAAATAAAGTCCCATCCTTAGGACTTATTCAGGTAGAATTACGAAAAGACGAAAAGGTTAAGGATTTCATTGTTGAAATTAAAGACAATGAAGTTTCTGACCCGATGTCGGTGATTGATGCCTTCCAAGATTTTATTAAAGAAAGTATGTTCGTGGAGATTTATGAATCTTCCGGAGAGCTTTACAACCGTGGAGACGAAAAGGAAGCTTTTAAGGTATTTGCTAAAGGTGCGGAAGAAATTCATAATTTTAGCATTAAAGACAAAATCTTTAAAAAGGTATTTGCGGGTTTCAATGAAAGAAATAGCGAAAGGATTTTAGGAGACGATGTTCGCCATAAAGTTCCTTTCGTGATAGATAGGCTGGATGAATTTAGTAATGGTGGTCCGGAAACGGGAGAGGTTGTTTTAATGATGGCGGAATCAGGTATCGGTAAATCTCAATGGCTTATCCACTGGGCGGTTCAAACGGCACGTAGAGGAGATAAGGTTGCTTTATTCCAGATTGAAGGTACGGAACGGCAGGTTATGGATAGATTAGATTCAGCTTGGACTGGGGCACTGTATCACGATATAAAGGGAGGTAAGATGGAGCAGAGCCGATATAAGAAAGTCGGTCAGATTATTAAAAAGGTACGAGGGGAAATATATGTTGAGGCGTTTGAAAAGTTTGGGGGAGTTACTACTATTGAAATCCGAAATTCTGTAATTGAGTTGAAGAAGTTATATGGTGATGATTTGAGGCTCGTACTTATAGATTATTTGGAGTTATTGGAAATTGGAGACGGAATATCTTATGGTCCCCAAAATGAACGTTTCCGTCAACAGAAGATAGGGCGATTTATGAAGGAGTTAGCTATGGAGCAAAATGTTGTGGTCGGAACGGTTACACAGGCTTCAAATTTACCTTCCGAACTCAAGAAAGATCCAAACTTCGTTATGACCAGAGAATTTCTTTCTGAGGACAAAGGTAAGATTCGTCCATTTGACTTCTTCTTTACAATGAATCAAACCTATGATGAAATGAAAGCTGTTGATGAAGAATCGGGGGAAGTATTCTCTCAGCTTCGGATATTTGCTGATAAGATGCGGGAATACAGTTCCGGTCAAATAACTCGCATAGTTACTAATTTCAAACGATCACGCTTCTACGACCGTCGTAAGACGTTAGACTTAATGGTAGAGTATGAAGATGATATTGATGAAATAATAGACAATGGCTAAAAATGTTACAATTCCCGATAACGATTTACGTTCCCTATTCGATAAAAAATTTCGTTTAGGTGGAGGGAATCAATATATCTCCAACTGTCCATATTGTAATAAGGAACGTCACTTTTATATTAATAGACATACACAACTCTGGGATTGTAAAAAATGCGGTGAGGAAGGTAATATCATAAAGCTACTAACTTTCCTTGGTAAGTTATTTCTACTTGGAGAATTTAAAAGCATTGATCGTACAAAGTTGAAGTCTCTCTCAGAATTTGCATTTGATGTAAATGATGATGAGGTTGATCTTGAGCCTGAGAAGCGCAGACTTCCGATAGGGTTCAAAAGAGTCACAGACGACGAATACCTTTATTCTAGAAGGTTCCTTCCGGAAAACTTAAAAAAGTTGAAATTCGGATACACAAATTTGGTTCCTAATTTAAAAGATTATATTATATTAGCGGTTGAAGAGGACGACGAGGTTAAAGGTTATTTGTCCAGACTCACTTGGAGTAAGGAAAAGGTTGAAAGGTACGAAGAACGTACAGGACGGAAGAAGCTCAGATATCTAAATGATAGTGGAGCGAAATTTTCAAACCTATTATTAGGTTATGATGAAATAACGGAAAAAACAGATACGGTAATATTACTTGAGGGGTTTACCGATAAAGTTACTTTAGACAATACATTACAATTATACGAACAAGAAGAAGTAAAATGTTGTTGTACTTTCGGTAAGAAGATTTCACAGAGTCAGATTTTGAAACTTTTGAGGAAGGGTGTAAAGAATATTATTCTCATTTTTGATTATGATGCTATAAGAGAAATGAAGAAATACGGAAAAATTCTTAACGACTTTTTTAATGTTAAGATTAGTTTCACCTATAATAAGGATATAAACGATTCAAGCGAAAAGGAAATTATTGAAATCTTTGATAGATTGTACGATGTGCACTACTTTGATAGAAAATTTGTAAAAAAGTTATAGATGAAAAACGAGGTTAAAAAAAGAAGACATATTTCAATATTAGATTATTTTGATCAGCTTCAACAGGAATACCTATTGTATGAGCTGAGGACAAAAATCTATCCATCTAAAAGGGACAAAGAAAAGTATTTTGATGTACTGGAATTTAAAAAGGAAAAAATTGAGGATATCTCCGGAAAGAATGATTTGTTAAATATCTTCAATTCAGAAGGCGTTAGAAAGGAAGCTGAAAATAAATTTTATAATGAGTTTGGAAATCCTCAGGGGTTATCCAATCGTGATCGATATTTCTATTACTTTATAGGGAGCGATTTTTCTTACCAAGGTAGAGGAGCCAAGTTACTACAATATGACTTGACGGAAGGTATGGCCACAATTGAGCAAGGTGATAATGAGTGTGAGGTTGACCTAAATGAAATTAAAAGGATATTGTAAAAGTTTTTAAAATAATTTACAAAATATTTTTTTTATTGTAAAAAGAGTTATATCTTTGTAAGGTAATTAATTTTTAACCGTAAAAATTTTCAAGATGGCAAATACTATAATTTTAAATATCATAATTGAAGGGGTTGACGAAGAAACTTTCGACAGGGCAGAACAGTGGCTTTGTATTCAAAAGGGTTTATATTTTCCAAGGATATATGAAGGCAGTGGTCAACAATTAGTTGAGGAGGCCAAACTCAGAGCCGAGGAGACAGGCGAAACCGTAGGAGAGATCATAGAAGATTGGGCCACGAGTTTTGGAGATTATGAAGTCACCCTAATGGAAAGAGAATTAGTTTAACCGTACAAATCCCCCACAGGCGATATGACCACAGTCGAAAAAATATTCCACAAGTACGAAGGTTTAGCAAATTTTTACGCAAGTAAGATTTGGAACGAGGAAAATCTCGGATTAGAAAAAGAGGATATTCAGCAGGAACTAAAAATCCGTTTATTTTTAGCGATTAAAGCCTATGCCCGACGCTGGAACGAATTTAAGAAGACGGGACGCAACCGACCCATCCCTATCGAATTTTACCTTAAAACTACTATGTTGAATAAATCACGGGATATGATCAAGGAGATCAATCAGATGAGCTTCGTCAGAGATTCAGAAATGGGGTATGACCGTGGGGTTGAGGTTGAGCTACTAACTATTGAACGTATGGATGTGAAGATAGGTTCGGAAAGTATACTTAACATTTTTAAGGGAGAACAGCGTAAAATTTTACAAATCCTCATCCTAAGGGATTTTGATGTCAAAAAGACAAAGAAACTATATAAGGGAACTTGTAATGCAGATATCCTAATTAACACCACGCTGGAATACTTGAGGGAATATTTAGAAGCGAATAAAACTAATGTAAATGAATTTGAAGTATTTACATCTTCATAAAATTTACAAAGTTAATTACTAACAATTAACAATAATAAATCGAAAACAATTAATAATCATTTAAATTTTAGAAACAATGGCAAAATCGGAAAAATTATCAAAGGCTCAAGTTAAACAACTTCAGTCAATCGGAATCAAAAACGCTAAAGACGTAGAAGCCGGAAGAAAGGCAATGATTGCTTTCCTTCACTCAGAAGATATTGAAGACGTTGATGAAGATACCTTCGATGAACTTTTTGAAATGTCTTCCCTAATGTATGAAGGTTCTGATAAAGAAAACGACGAACTGGCAGAAGAGGTAGAAGCTGAAGAAGATTTGGAAGCGGAAATTGAAGCGGAAGTTGAGGAAGAAGAAATGGAAGAGGAAGAAGAAGATACCAAACCCGCCAAAAAGACACCGAAGCCTAAAGCTACTAAACCAAAGGCTGAGAAAAAGGATAAAGTGAAGCGAGTTACAAAACGTCTTGATCCGAAAAATAATCCGGAAGACGCTAAAAGGTACGACGCACTTGTATCAGCGGTTGAGGCATTATCACCTGATGACGCATTTGATTTCAACTTTATCGCCAACGGGGGTGTTACGGTTAAGTTCCTTGGAGATAATAGTAAACGTGCTTTCTTCTCTTTTGACTCTCCGAAGTGTAAGGGTGAACAAATACTTGCTCGGGTTTACTTCCCAGTCCTGAAAAAAGAGGACGATGTGAGAAGCCTATTTGGTGAAGATTATGAAATAAAATCCGACTGGTCCGGAAACCATTTAGTTCACGACGTAGATGTTAATGACCTTGTAACGCTTATGACCGACGACGCTGAAAAGTTTCAAGCTATTCTGACTGGACTCGGTAAGAAAGATGAGAAGCTTGGGAAAAATCGTAAGAAGATGATGGACGATTTAAAAAGTGATAAAGAAGAAAAGGTTGCTGCTATTAAAAGCAAAAAGGCTCCGAAAGTAGAAGCCGAAGCTGAAGCTGAGGTAGAGGAGACTGCTCCAGCTAAAAAGCCGAAGAAGAAAATCATTAAGAAGAAATCCTCTTCAAAGGCACCCGCAGCTAAGAAAACCACTTCTAAAAAGAAAACTGCCGCTAAGAAATAAGTGGGGGTAGATTTTAGCGGTAAGTTTGGAAAGGCTCCTTCGGGAGCCTTTTCTATTACACGGTTATTTATTATAATTAAAAAAGTAAGTTATGAATATAGTAAATGAATCTTTAAAGACCGAAAGGTTTTCATATGATTATCCCTTCGTCAATAAATATATTATTGAGAACGGGGACTTCATTCCCAGCCGATATGGGGACACGAGAGAGATTTTAGATTTCAAGCTGAAGATAACCAATCCATATTTTAGATGCGTTGGGAATAATGAAAGGGATATAAACATATTTTTTTTATTAGCTGAAGCACTTTGGATTTTCAAAGGGGAAAAGGATGTAGAATTTCTGGAAATCTTTAATACGAAAATGAAAACATTCTCAGACGATGGGAAGGTATTTCACGCACCATACGGTTTCAGAATGCGGAAACACGGGGTAAGTAGTTATGATGAAATAAATTCCACTTCTCCGGAAAACAACGGTCACGCATCACAACAGATCATTGATGGGTTTGATCAAGTTGAGAAAGCTTTACAAATGTTAGATGAAAATCCGGAAACCAGAAGGGTTGCCCTACAGATTTGGAATGCCGAACTTGATTTAGGTACGGACTCTGTAGATATCCCGTGTAACGATTTTGTTATGCTTAAAATAAGGGACGGAAAAATGATCACGACGATAGCTAACAGAAGCAACGATTTACATTGGGGTTTACCCACTAACGTCTTCCAGTTTAGTTTTGTGACGGAAGTTATGGCAAGAATATTAGGGGTAGAGTTAGGAACGCAAACGCATAATTCTCAAAGTTTACACGTTTACACTTCCAACCCAACGACCTTCAATATGTATGATAATATTCAAATCACGAACGGTAAATTTGAAGACCTTTATGATAACGCTATTCCGTTTAAGATGGATTTCAATTTTGACTCTATAGATGTTAATTTAAGGCTAAGGCAAATTGATAAAATGTTCAGCTTAGTAATTGATGCTTGTAGAAATAAAACGGAGTTAACGGAAAAACAAGAAGAATCCGTAAAGGCGTTTTCAAACTTCTTGTACCTGACTTACGAATTACTGTTTTTGTATATTGATTATAAATTTATTTCTGATAGAAGCGAAAAGGCAAAGTTTGAGAAACTTCTTCAGATTATTGATATTGCCGAATTATATCCCCCACTTGATATCTTAGCATTAGCGCAGAATTTTTTCTATTCAAAGTTAGATAACGAAGTAGGCGAAGTGATAGCGGAAAAACTAATACAATCAGCTAAGTTATAATATGGAAGAATTGAAGGCTTGGATAGAAGATCACAATATTAATTGCGAAATCGTTGAGGAAGTAAATTGTATAAGAGTCCCTAAATTGGGGACTCTTCTTTTTGTTGAACCTAAAAATGGTATCCTATTAACGAACGAAGACTCAAAAGATCAAGGGGAGTACTATTTCAAAATGACCGATGAGGAAAAGGATTTTGTTGAAGAGGAAGATGAGGTAAGATTCTTGCTTTTCAGATGGGGTTCAAGGTTCTATTATTCAAGTACTTCAAAAACCGGAAAGGATCAAATCAACGACGTGATTTATCTGCCCGAATTTAACGAATTTCTAAGTTTAGGGGAATATGAACCCGAGGTTCCGATTCCTTTCGTAAATCTGGGAGTACACACTGGATACGAATTATTAAATGGATCTGGGGAGCCGAAAGATTGGGTTAAGAAAGCTAAGTATTTCAAGCACCCGTCTTTAGCAATTTGCGACAAAGACACCTTAGCAGGAACACTGGCTTTTCAATTAGAATGCGGCAGCGAAGTTAAGTCAATTATGGGGGCGACCTATTCGGTTGCGTACGATTATGATCCGGAAGCCGACTTTCAAAATATTTTTGAGATAAAAGTTTATGCTAAGAATGAGAAGGGTTGGAGAAACTTATTAAGAATCAACACGGAAGTGAACGTAAATTTCAACGGTTTCATTCCAGAGGAAATTCTACTCCAATACAACGAAGGTATCATTTGTGTAATTCCGAGGGATAGCTACTTCAATAGAATTATCAATAAGAGTAAATTATTTCTTGAGAGGATAGAAATTTATCAAGAGATTTACGGCAAAGAAAACCTTTATTACCAGATAGACCTAAATGAACTTGAAGACGAAGTCATTGATATGGAAAATCTGAATAACATAAAAACTTATATGAAGAAATTCTATAAGGTTTTAAAGCCTATTTACATAGGAGACTGTTATTATAGTGAGAAAGTAAATAGCGGTGTTAAAAAACTATTGAACGATATCAGCCGAAAATCTCAACCAGTTTCATCACAGCAATATTACAAGGATTCACAAACGATCATTAATGAAAATCTCCCCTTATTTGGAGACGAAGATAAGTTGGATATATTCATAGAATCCCTAACCAATACGGTTGAGGTTGCTGAAGCTTGCGATTTTCTAATAGACGTAGGAAATCACAAATTACCTAAATTTGAACACGAAGACACGATAGGTTTATATTACCAAAAAATTGAGGAAGGGTTCACCGAAAAAGTTCTTAATAAGTTTGAAGACGAAAAAACTATAAATGAATACGTTGAGCGGATTCAGGAAGAAAACGACGTTATTGTAGGTGCGGGGTTTGTTGACTATTTTATGATACTTTGGGACATAGTGGATTGGTCTAAGAAAAATGATATCTTAGTAGGACCAGGAAGGGGTTCCGCTGGGGGTTCTTTGGTAGCCTATTTATTAGGAGTTACGGAAATTGACCCGATTGAGTATGATTTACTTTTTGAGCGATTTATGAATAAAACTAGAGTATCTGGGGAAAGAGCCAAATCGGCTGATGCTCTTCCGGATATTGATGTGGATTTTGAAGGTAGTAAGCGGCAGGAAGTAAAAAGGTACATAGAACAGAAATACGGAGTTTCAAGCGTATGTTCCGTGGGAACTTATAGTAGGATGAAAGTCAAGTCGGCTCTTAAGGATTTTGGAAGGGTAATGGGCTTACAGTTTCAGGATATAAATTTCGCAACTAAAGAAATTCCGGATTCTCAAAAGGCAAACTGGCAAGAGATATTTGATAACGCTATGATTAAGCCGAAGTTGAAAAGCTTCGTACAAAAGAATGCGGAAGTCTGTGAGGTAATAAAAGGAGTCTTGGGGCAACCGAGGGCAGGTTCTATACATCCGTCAGCGGTTTTAATTGTACCAAAGGAAGATAAAGACGGAAACCCTATGACGGTTTTTGATTGGTTGCCTGTTAAGAAAATTGATGGGAACTTAGTAGCAGAATGGGAAGGGAAGTATGTAGATCGTGCTGGGTTCTTAAAGGAAGATATTCTGGGGATAGCACAGCTGGATAAATTTAAAGAAGTTTTGAGGCTGATAAAAGTTAACCAAGGTAAAAAGATCAATTTAAACAAAATTCCGGTAAATCGTAGGAGCGTTTTTAAGTTCTTCCAGAAGGGTTGGAATGAAGACGTATTTCAATTTGGTACTTCCGGACTTAAAAGCTATTCTAAAAAGGTAAGACCTGATAATATAGAAGACCTAATTTCTATGAACGCATTATTTAGACCAGGACCGATGGATAGTGATGCGCATAATGATTTTGCTAAAATTAAGCATAAGGAGAAGAAAGCGAAGTTTGACCCATATATGGACGTGATAACCAAAAATACTCACGGTCTATATGTATTTCAAGAACAAGTAATGCAAGCGATGGTGGTCGGTGGATTAACATTAGCCGAAGCCGATCAGGTCAGAACTTATATGAAAAAGTTTGATGATAAATCATTAGCTAAATTCAAGGAAAAATTCATCCAAGGATACTCAGTCCTATTCGCCGAAGGTGATGGGGAAGAAATAGCTATTAAAGTATGGGACAAACTTTATGCTTTCTCTGCTTATGGATTTAACCGTTCTCACTCCGCAGCCTACACCCTGATGGGGTACTGGTGTCAATATCTTAAAGTTAAATATCCGTTGGAGTTTTGGACGGGTTCTTTAAACTTTTCGGACGAGAAAAATGAGGTTCCGAATAGACTTTCAGAGATCACGGCAATTAACTTAAATTCTAAGAAAAAGATAAAAGTTATGCCCCCAGATATAAATAAGTCTGACAGGCACTTTACTTCTGATCCTGAGGAAAATACCATATACTGGTCGTTGACCAAAATTAAGCACGCAGGGGAGGTAGCTGTAGCGGAAATCCTTAGAGCTAGAGAAGATGGCGGGATGTTCTTTTCATTGGAAGAATTTTTAAATAGGGTTCCCAAGAGCAAGGTAAATAAAAGGGTTGTGACTAACTTGATAGTCGCAGGAGCGTTTGACGCTATTGAGGACTCAGAGGGAGACGTAGTAGGAAATCAATCCCGAAAGCGGTATAAGGTTTTAAAAACTTATTATGAGTTGATTAAAGCCGATATTCCAGAAGAAATAGAGACTGACGAAAATAATGATAAGAACTGGTTCTGGACATATAAGCAAAGAGACATCACGGGGTTTGGTGAGATTGATTATAAGGAACTTCTTATGAAGAAAACCAAAGTGAAGCGTGTTATAAGTAGTTACTGGAACGGACAATCATTTTTAAGTTGGAATGATACTAAAAAAGGAAAGAGAGGAAGGTATGATGATGGAGAGCCTTGTACGATAGCTGGAAGGGTATTAGCTATATTTGACGCTGTAGATAGAAATGGGGACATTTACCATAAAGTCTCTATAGAATCTAACAATGCGATCATATTAACCGTTCTCTGGAAAGAGGAAGCCAAGAAATATGGAAAACAATTTAAGGAACTCAATATAACTAAAGGAATGTTTGCCGTTCACGGTGGAGCCTTCTTTGACGATTTTAGAGGTAAAAATATGTTCAAAGTTACTTCTAGAACTAAGGTAATAGAATTATAATCCCCACAACTTATGAAAGTTAATTTATTTGAAAATATCCTATTTGATGAAAATTTTGATCAACTAAATAATATGATCCGTTGGAACGGTATGCACCGAATAAAGGATGAAACCGTTGCTCACCACAGCTTCTTGGTAACTTGGTTCTCAAGGATACTTGCCGAGGAGATATTCGAAAAGGAAGCGTGTGAACAGAAATTAGCGGTTATGACTTATGCTGCCTTTCACGACTTTGACGAAATGTTCACAGGTGACATTAACCACAACGTTAAGTACAACAAACACAACGGTATCAAAATTCGCCAAGAACTTGATAGTTTCGTAGATGTTTCCATAGAAAACTTATTTGGATCTGAAACGAAATCAAATTCCTTATTTCGGGATAATTTCGCTATGAAGCATAAATATGTAAAATTATTAGTGAAAGTCGCAGACTGGATGAGTATGGCGTTCTACATTAAAAAGGAGATGGAGTTAGGGAACTTGATCTTAAAGGTTAAGTATAAATATTGTATCAAAAACCTAAACTTGGCCGTTGATGAATGTATAGATTATTACCAAGAAAATTCATTTATTCTTGAGACTAAAGACCTGAATATTTTATTTGATTTAAAAACTATAAATTGGAAATACAATGACTAGAGACGAACTGGAAGCTTCCAACCGTTCTAAATACGGTGAAAAGGAACACGATATGATATCCCGTATGTATAGGAGAAGCAAAACCCACGGGGACGCTTATTGTGCGGGACACGTAGAACGATATTTAGACCGTTTCATCCGACCTGAAAGTAGTAAGGGGAATAATCAAATAGACCTTATAAAAGCTAAGGATTATCTGGAGAGGATGATTGAGGTTAATGAACAACTAAAGGCTAATAAAATTGAAGTAATAGAAGGATGAGAGAACTAAAATTTACAATGGGAGACAATGTTATCCAATTTAAGTTGGACGACTTTGAAGACAATATGGATATTGATAAACTATTGAAGATAGATTATTCAAATCTTATGGCGGAACTTATAACTTTTCCAGTGGTGGTTAATAGGTTTGGACTATTGGCGGCTGAAATGGACGGGTTGGTTCAGGAATCAAAACTTGACCTCTCTATTTATGAGGCGAAGGCTAAGGAAAGAATCCGGAATGCTTTTGACGCTGATGATGAACGGAAGCGTTACACGATAGCTGAAGTAGACGATGCTTTAACAATGGACAAAATATGGCAGAAGAAGAAGCAAAAGTTTAACAGGGTTACTAAAGAAAAGGAGTTTATGTACACAATTTACCAATCTGCTAAAGATAAAAGCCACAAGCTGGATAAATTGAGTATGACGTTAAAGTTTGGGGATATGGATGATCAAATTCTTCAGTCTCAGCTTAACAAAGTTTACTTCAAAATAAAAAAGGGAACAATAACCGATTAAAAATTAAATTTTAAAAACGATGTCAGACTTAAGAAAAAAGTACAAAGCTAAGAGCGTAAAAATTGGAGACCTTAAAGAAAAGGCGGACCAAGAAAACGAGCTTATTGGCGTAAGAGGTTTTAACGACTATCTTGAATTCGAAGACGGTAAAGCTACCAAATTCCGTTTATTTCCACCTCACGATGGGGTTGATTTTTTCATAATGAAAAAACAAGCGTGGTTAACGCTGGAAGATGACGAGGGTAAAGAAATCCGCAGAACGGTTCTCAACTCAGTTTTACACGGGGGAACCAAATTGGATATTATTGATGAGTATATTAAATTTGCTAAGGCGAATTTGAAGGACGACGATAAATTGAAGCTGCTTGGCGATTGGAAAACTGGATTAAGTTATGATTTAGAATGGGTAGCATACGCTGTTAAAATTTCTAAATCTAAAAGGGAATTTGGTTTACTTGCTTTCAAGAAAACGGTTCGTGATGCGCTGAATAAGGAATTATTTATGGAAGACGAATCTGACCCGATAGAGGTTGATCCGTTCACAGATATCGACGACGGTCTTCCGATACTTATTAAGTATATTAGCAAGCCTAATAAGAAGAAAGGCGAGGACTATTATTCAGTCACGGTAAGTAAAAGATCAGAGCCTTTGGAAGATGAGGAACTTGATAAGTTCGATAAAGCAAAGAGTTTGATTGAATTATTCCGTGAAGTTTATACGCTAAAGGATTTTCAGAGAGCTTTAAAAGGTTTGGAGCATTATGATACGAATAATGAGTTTGACTTTTTTGACGACGACAGGTGGTTAGAAATCGTTGAGGAAGTTAAAGACCAATATGATGAAGAAGAGGATGAAGACGAAGAGGAGGATGAAAAGCCTAAAAAAGCTAAGAAGGAAGATAAAAAGTCCAAGAAAGCTAAGAAGGCTAAAGTTGAAGAAGTTGAAGAGGAAGAAGATGAAGAGGAGGAAGAGGAAGACGAAGAAGGAGATGAGCTGGATGATATGAGCCGGAAGGAACTTCTGAAATATATCAAGGCAGAGGACTTAGATATAAAGGTTCTGAAATCTATGACCGACGAAGAAATCCGAGACGCTATCCGTGAGGAAGTAGGTGAAGAGGAAGAAGACGAAGAAGAGGTTGAGGAAGAAGAAGCCGACGAGGTTGAGGAAGAAGAGGATGAGGAAGAAGAGGATGAGGAAGAAGAGGAAGAGGAAGAAGCCCCAAAGAAAAAGGGTAAAATGTCCATAGATGATATCCGAAGCCGACTTAGAAATAAAAAATAATCTCCCTTAATTTATGTTAAGAAAACCGTGAGTGGAGAAATCTGCCCACGGTTTTTTATATTAAAATAAAGTTAAAATTATGAGTATAATAGACAAACTGGTAAAGCGGTTCAACTCCGGAGACGTTATCAAGTTCTCCGACAAAAATAGCTTCAAGGAAGTTAGTAGTTGGGCGCATACGGGATCCCCCGAATTAGATTACAATTTAGGAACTTTTGGATTACCTACAGGAATCGTTGAAATAGCTGGGCCAAGTGCTTCCGGAAAGACAACGTTGGGATTAGTAGGTATGAGAAATTTCCTCAATGCTCAACCTGATGGAATAGCGGTTATCCTATCTTCAGAAAATAGGGACAATCGTGAATACGCTACACGTCTCGGTATTGATTTGGAAAAGGTTATGATAATAAAAATCCGCTATGTTGAGATGATGTTTCTTCAAGTCAAAAACCTTATTGAAGAAGCTAAGGATATTTTCAGAGCGGAAAAGATGGGAGAGCCTAAATTTTATTTCCTTTGGGATAGTTTAGGGGCAACCCTATCTCGATCTGAGCTTGATACTATGCAGGAGAATACTGCCGCTATGGAAAAGACAATGACGAAGGGGAAAGATATGGAAAAGTTGAAGCACGAAAAAATCGGAGCCTTTGCTAAACCAGCTAAGATGTTCGCCAAGTTCTTAGTAGGGGAAATGTATAACACCACCATACACTTCATAATGTTGAACCACGTTTATGATAAAATCGGAGGTCACGGTAAGAAATCGACAGGTGGTGAGTGGGTTGAATTAATGTCCACAATACGGTTAAGGATGGTCACTATTAAGAGTGAAAAGATTGACGATGCTAAGGTAGCTCAGATAACAAAAGTTTCGGTTGAAAAGAATGACTTCGGAAGCCGACGAGAAACAAATATTGAAATCCTAATGGGGTTCGGTATGGTATTGAGCGCTGAAGATATTACCTTTGGTGTTGAGCACGGGATTATTGAAAAAGAAGGAGCTCTAAAGCACTCGGCTATGAAGGGCAAAGTTAGTTGGAGTAGTAAGCGGACACTCTATCAGCTGTACTGGAGCAAGAATAAATATATGGAGATTATCCATAAGAAGATTACAAAGCAAAGACATCAACAAGTAATTGAAGAAAGAGAAAGTTATGATCAATAAGCCGTTAGCAGTAGTTTTGACCGATACGCATTTAAAGCGTGATAATTTAGATTTAGTCTATAATATTTTTGTGCAGGCATATGACCTTGCTAATTTATTAGGAGTCGATTATGTAATTCACGGTGGAGACTTCTTCACAAATCGTATAGGTCAAAACCTGATGACGTTGATTACTATGAAGAAAATCTTAGGTATATTTGAGGGAACGGGAATAACGTTAGTTGGTATTCCTGGTAACCACGATAAGACGGATTTAGATAGTGAGGATAGCTATTTAGATGTATTTGATAATACGGTAAACTTCCAATTGGTCAGAAACTTTAGATGTATAAAAATGGGGGACATATCGGTAGGATTTTTACCATACTTCTCCAATAGTTATAAAGCGAGATTAAAAGAGCTTGAAACCCTGAGAGAAAAGGTTCCGTATGAGAAGTCAATCTTAATAACTCACGTCGCCTTTAATGGGGTACGAAATAACGACGGTTCAGTAGTTGAAGATGCTATTTCGCCGAAGGACGTAAAAAGCTGGGATAAGGTCTTAGTCGGGCATTATCACGATGGGAGTGAAATCGGTAAAAATATCTTTTATATTGGTTCAGCCTATCAAGGTAATTATGGGGAAAATATAGAGGACAAAGGATTTACTATCCTAATGGAAAATGGAGATATAGATTTTGAGCCTACAAACTTCCCTAAATACATAAAGATCAAGTTGGACGTTAATGACGACGTTGATAATGAGATTGAGATGTACGGTGGAAAAGAAGATAATGTACGGTTTATATTCTCTGGAGATAAATCTGAGATTCATAAGGTAGATCAAGCAAAGTTAAGTAGTTTAGGAATTGACTGTAAGTTTGAGCTGAATGATATCAATGAAGAAATACTTAAAATTGAGAGCGGTGATCTAAAAGAACTTGATCAAAAAGCTATAATAAAGTATTTCGCCGAATATTGTAAAATCCAAGGTATAGATTCTATCAGCCGCAAACGAGGTCTTAAAATACTTAAACAAAATGTGGATTAGATTAGTCAACGAAAATTATTATGTCCGGAACGGAAATACCTTCAAAAAGGTTAGCGGTCTCCCAATACAGATAGATGGTTTTGATAGCTTAGAATTATTCTTACATAAATTTAATAATCGGCTTTGTATTAGCGAAGCCAAATCCGGAACGAAGGTATCTGCTTTACATAAAAGTAAAAAATCCGCAATCCGTTTCGTACAAAAAATAATTGAGAAGAAGGGTGAACACAAGGCTCAACAAATGATCGAAAAGAAAGTAGGTAATAAGTTCCTTTCACCCAGATACAGATTCATCGTAAACCCAACAAGATAATGTGGCAACCAACCAAAATAATACTTAAAGACTTAATGTCCCACGCTGATTCAGAATATGAATTCCAGAATAATCAATGCGTGATGATTTACGGAGAAAATGAAACCGACCCAGGAGCAGATAGTAATGGTTCCGGAAAGTCTACTCTGATTGAAGGAATAACGTTGGCAATAACAGGTTCAACAAATCGGGACGTAAATAAGGATAGTTTCATAGCTGACGACGCTGATGAAACCTATGTCCAATTTGATCTGACTAACCAAGTATGCAAAATAAAGACGCTAAGTATTAGACGCTGGTTTGATAGGAAGAAATCTTCACGTATTGAGCTATGGGAGAACGGTGAGAAGAATACGCAAGTTACTTCGGTAATTGAGGCAAATAACCGAATCTTAGAACTTATCGGATTAACTCGTGAGGACTTCATTCACTTCTTCGTTATAGGGCAAGATACGCATTATTCTTTCTTGACGGCTGGAGACGCTGAAAAGAAAAATATTATTGCTAGATTTTCAAACACCCAATTTATAAGTGATAAGATTGAGGAACTTAAATCATCCAATAAGGGTAACAATTTAAAGCTAAATGATCTGAAGGAAAAGGTTACGAAATTGGAGAATAAAATGGAATTTATTGAGGGTGAAATTAAGGATGAAAAGGAAAATTATTTACAGAGGATTGAGACTAAAATTTCCGGCTACACTAACCAGATTGATAAGTATAAATTAAAGATTTCAGAAGGCGGTGAAAAGAGAATGGAATTGGAGGAAAAGGTTATTCTTGCGGAGCGAGATATCCTAATTAAAAAGGATGCTCTTAAAGATACCACTGAATTATATGATAGGGTTAAGAAGTTGAAGGGGAAAATCGCTAAGATAAAAAAGGAGCGAAATAAAACTCAAGATGATATAGCGGAAGCTGAGCATTTAATAAACCACTTGGAGAATATCAAGAAGGGGAGAATAGATTGTCCAGAATGTAAGTTTGGATTTAATCCTTCGGCCAATATAAGTTTAGAAGAGGTTCCGGAACTAATGGAAGCCACTAATGAGAATATTAAGATTCTTAAGGAGAATATAGAGATTGATGGAGTTTCGATTAAAAAGTTGGAGAAGCGGATTAAAAATATTGAGGTTGAAATTGAGAAGGCTGATGAAGCTGATCAAGAATATTTAGACGCCAAGCGTAAACATAAAAGCCTTAAGAACTCATACACTATACTAGAGGATGAAATAGAAGGATTTAAGCGTTCTATAAAGAATAACGAGGAGATTATAGAGAAACTAAAAGAAGGGGCAAATAAGGACGAAAAAATCGTTAAGCTGAAGGAAGAGTTTGGTAATGCCCGCACGAAGCTAAAAGTTCACACGAAAGAAATGCTGGAGTGGGAAATGAAAGTAGATGAAAATGAGTTTTGGATACACCATTTAGGAAAAAAGGGTTTTATGACTTTTTTAACTAATAAGAGTATAAAATCCATAGAAGGTATCACAAACAGCTATCTTAAGAAAATCAATACTGATCTCCAAGTAAACATAGATGGATTTACCGTTTTAAAGAGTGGCGATGTAAGGGAGAAAATAGACGTCTCAATTATCCGGAACGGTAAGAACGTAGGAGTATATGAGAAGTATAGTGGAGGAGAGAAGGGGCGCATAAATTTAGCCAATATCGTAGGTATGCAGAAGTTATTCAATATGTCGGCTCCAAATGGTGGTTTGAATTTCTTAGGATTAGATGAAGTATTTGAGGGTCTGGATGTTACGGGCCAAAAAGATCTGATAAAAATATTGGAAGGTCTCGGGGTTACTACATTGGTAGTCTCCCACAGAAATACACCCATCGGAGCAAATAACGAATTGATAATAAAAAAAGTAAATGGCATTAGTATATTAAAAAAAAGTTAACTAACTTCGTTAAATTATTATGATTTTAGTTAAAAATTTAACTATTAATTACAAATCCCCTCAACCCCCCAGTAAATGAATAAAGCAGAAAGATTAAAAAGGGAAGAAAAACTAAAGCGAGCCAAAGAAATAAAGCTCGCTAGATTAAAAACCACTCTAAATATCGCCGCATTTGATCAAGCTACTATTTGCGGAGTTTCTTACGAATTAGAGGGGACGGGGGAGCCTAAAGTTGAACTTTGGGATTTGAATATAAAATCAAAAGAAAGCCAAGGAATGAAATGGATTCGGTTTGACGCCAGAGTCCGGAAATTCCTCGCTAAGCACGAAATCGATGTCGTAGCTTATGAGCTCCCAGCTGGAAGGAATATTAAGCCTATCATACATTCTTCAAAATTGATAGGTATAATCGAGAAGGTTTGCGTTGAATTAGGAGTTGAGTACATTGAGTTCTCAGCCAGTTCTATTAAAAAGTTTGCCACTTTTAATGGAAACGCAGGCAAACCGTTGATGGTGGAGTATGCTAAAAAATTATGGGACTACCAAGGCGAAGACGATAACGAGTCTGACGCACTACATATCTTACACTATCTAAAATCAAAAATAAACTCCTAACAAAACTATGGCAAATTTTATTGATGAAAAAACAGGCGAAAAATTCACCGTTCCTAACTTCAGTCTAGTCTCTAGAAACGGTAAATGGGTCAACGTGGATAAACATACACGTAAACTCATAACCAATCCAAAAACCGGAAATGTTCTTACATCTATCCCCAAAGAGGGCGTTCCGGATTTTCTAAAGTCAAATGATAAGGCGACTTTAAAAAAGATGCTTCAAAAGCGTTCCTCAGATCATTTCAAAAAAGAGATCAAGGAGCAGAAGTACGAAATGAATAAAAAGCTGATTAATGACTTTGAAGCTAAATAGTTATGTACGATATCTTCAAAGTAGAACATTCTACATACAATAGAGAAAGAGCGAATGAGTTAGTTTTAAGAGTTCAAAAATTAAATAGATTAATCGCCAAAAGTGAGACGTGTACCGATAGTAAAATATCTGAGGTTACCAATCAAGCTCAAAAGAATATTACACTCCGTATCATAGAGATAAAAAGGGTAAAAGACTCAACCAACCTTAAGAAAATAGCTAATGTAAAAAGGAGCGAAAATCTAAAGGCTACAAACGAAGTTGGTAAGATTGAAATTAAGAAGAGGATTTTAGTTAGGAAATGGGAAAAGGAATCTTCTGATTTAAAGTTTGAGCTTTTCAATATGATGAGTAAGGTAGTTGTTAAGAATATCAATAATTATATGAATTTAGCCTATAATTCTCCAGTCACCGATGAGTGCTATGACCGTGACGAAATGATAGGTGAGTCTTGGGTAATTTTAGATAATTGTATAGATAAATTTAAGGCGAAACCCAAATGGTGTTTCTATTTCTATTATAATAAAGCATTGGGTCGGAACTTTTATCGTATGTTCTTCAATACGGTACAGAGACTTGATAAGCATCGTAAATATTCCTCTGAGAAGATTAATACTTCTGAAACTAAGTCCCGCAACGGAAACCATAGTTTAGACCTTTTGATAGAGCAATTGAATTTGACCGACCAAGAGGAAGTAGTATTGCGCTCAAAGTTAAATAATGAAAAGAAGGCGGTTTTCCTGGAGAAGAATTCAGACTTTTCCTCGGGTAAATATTATGCCACTTTAAAAAACGTAAAGAAAATAATTTTAAAACTAAGAGAAAATGGCGAATTATAATGAAAAGAAAAATCTGTTGCTTTTGTTAGTTATGGCAAACTACAGAATTTTGGAAGTGATTATTCAAGATGAATCAAATTTCTTCCTTTGTAAAACTTTTGAAAAATCGAGCGTCGGTAGTATTCAGAGTGCACCGTTCTTCGAATTAAAAGGGAAAGATATTACTCAATTTATAGAAAATTACACTATGTCTCCAACGGCAGAGGTTCTGGTAAATAACCTTAGAGCAATTGACGAAAGAGATCCAGACATACTTTTCCAATTTTCCGATAATCACATTTGGAGATTCTTCCAGAAAGATTAAGGATGAATTTTTCAAAATACCAAATTCGTATTTTCAATGAGATTGAGAATACGGCAAACAACGTCGTCGTCAATGCCGTTGCGGGTTCCGGAAAAACTACTACAATAAAAGAAGCTGTTACTAGACTTCCTGATGATCTTGATAAGGCGTTTATAGCATTTAACAATTCCATAGTGGATGAATTAAAACTAACTATAAAAAGCCGGAACACAACGATCACCACGATGCATAGTTTTTGCTGGAGAGCACTATTAAGAGCCAAGCCAGGAAAGAAGGAGTTAAAGAAAGGGAAGTCAGCTCAGATTATACAAAAGCTATGCATCAAGGCTAAAATTGATAAAAAGAAGTATGGGTATTATATGTTCGTCGTATCAAAAATGGTAGATGTGATGAGGCATAACCTTATGACCGAAAAGGAAGACCTTGCTGAATTGGCTATGAGGTATGATTTAGAACTTACACCCGATATGGAAGATATGGCGATAGAGACGCTAAGACTGATGGACAAAAATAATAGGGTTTTTGATTTCACAGATATGATTTACCGTGCCCACATTGATAATATAAGGTTACCAAAATTCGATATATTATTTATAGATGAGGCGCAAGATTTATCCGTATTACAACAAAAGATAGTAAGTAGAATATTGAAAAGAAATGGTAGGATGATAGCGGTTGGAGACCCAAGACAAGCGATATACGGTTTTGCGGGTGCAGATGCTAATAGCTATAATAATCTGAAGAATGTATTTCCTAACACCGTTGAGCTTCCCCTGTCGGTAAATTACCGTTGCGGGAAAAATATAGTCGCATATGCTAAGAAGCTGAATCCTCAGATTGAAGCCTATGATGGGAATGAGGATGGTGAGGTGAGAAATGGTTTCTGTAAAGAAATAAGAAGCGAAGATTGGGTTTTATGTAGAAACCTGAAACCTTTGATAATTCTTAATTTATACCTAATTACTAAAGGTGTTAAGAGTTATGTTAAGGGAGTTGAGATAGGTCAGAAGTTGGAGAACTACATAAAGAAATTAGGTGCGTCCGGAGTCGCTACTCTGGGAGCGGCAGTTGAACAGGATATTGCGAAGGAGATATCTAAACTTAAGAAGAAAGGCGTTAGAAATCCCTTTAAGACGGAAAAGATTGACAGGATGATTCAACAACGGGACATCATAAAAGTTCTATCAAGAAATTGCTTAGATACCAAATCTGTAATAACAAGAATTAGAGACGTTTTTAGAGCCCAAGAAAATGCGGTTGTACTATCTACCATTCATAAAAGTAAAGGGTTGGAGAACGGCACAATATTCCTATTATGTCCAGAGTTACTTCCAAGTAAGTATGCGACGCAAGAATGGCAACTAGAGCAAGAGCAAAATTTATTCTATGTAGCAATTACCAGAGCCGAGGATAGGTTTATTATTGTTGAGGATTATGATAAAGTTGAAAAGATAATTTTAAAATCAATAGAAGATGAAAACTGAGAAACAAATAATGAAGGAAATAGAAGAGGGGATATCGGCAAAAATAATGAAAAATATTGAGCCAAAATATATTCTTCTAGGCCATTCAGCCTATTTCAAATTTAAGAGGCATTTAGTTGGACTTAAGAATACAAAAATTACCACTAATTTAAGCTTTGGAGTCTTGGACATTACACATTATGTAGGATATAAAATTGTAGTAAATCAATTGGATGACCGAAAGGGGGGACAGTACGTTCCGGAAGGGGATAACGTGGAAGTTCTAGGATAATGGGAGTAGAGATTTGGACCGACGGCAGTTGTTATCATAAAGACCGAGCAGGAGGTTGGGCGTTCGTAGTAGTTGAGGGAGATAAGATAATAGACGAAGACTTAGGAGCCTATCCGGATACTACTTCAGCCGTGATGGAAATGATGGCGGTTATTAAAGCTATAAGATATGCGAATAACAACTATAAAGGAATTGAAGTGCATATCGTTACAGATTATGCGACGGTGGTTAATTGCTTTAAGGAGCGTTGGTACCTGAGATGGATAGAGACGGAATGGTATGAGGTTAAGAATCCTCAAGTTTGGCAGGAAATGCTTGATGAAATATTCCAAAGAATTAACAAAGTAAGATTCAAAAAAGTAAAAGGTCACACAGGAGTAGAATATAATGAACGTGCAGATTATCTGGCGGGAGAAGCTAGAAAATATTGTCTCGAAAAATTTGTAAAATGATTGAAGATATTGTATTACATTTAGCGGATATCTTTCCAGAGTACGACTGGGATATTGAAGAAGGGCACGGACAATACCAATACGTGATTTTAGTTAATGACTTTGACTTTTATATGAAAGACGCAAAGTTTCGGAAAATACTTAAAATTCTAAGAAAGAAAAATCCTGGTGTAAAATTTGTTTGTGCTTATAAAAAATTTAGTTATTGATGAAAGTAAATATTGACGAAACCCCTGAAGTTTCAAGGGTTCGGGTTTTAACGCTACACGTTTATCTTTTGAGTATGTTGATGATGGAATATCTCGATGAGTTGAGTGACCTTCCAGTTTGGGCTATGAATATAAAAAATAGCGGTAAGGCTTTCAATAAGAGTTTGGGGCATAAAGTAATAGAGCAACAAATAAGTCAAATACACGATCGGTCCCCTGAGGACTTTCAGTATATGTTAAGGATGTTTGAAAACGTTACAAAGTTATTATCTTCATACGACCCTGAAGAGTTGGAAGATGCCGAAATGATATTGGAGCAATTCAAGAATAACAAAGAGGGTTTTATGAAGCATTTTAATTTCGTGAAAGATGAGAACAAAGAACGGGCAGAATCTTAAAATATTATACGACAAGGACGGAAGATTAATCTGTTTGCCGTATAGTTTAGACAACTTACACGAAATGGCGGGAGAGTTAGGTTTAAAAAAGTGTTGGTTTGAAAAAGGTAATTATTTAATTCCTCACTTCAGAGAAGAAGAAATAAAGAGGAAGGGTTCGGAAGTGGAGAGCGGAATTATAGACCAATGTTTAAATAAATAATTATGCAATTTAGAAATGTAACCACTCGTACGATGATTTACGGATTTAGTTTCGTGGGCTTAATTTTTGCCTTTGCACATATAGCTGGATAAGTTAATGTGGGCACAAATTATCTGTGTATCCGAAGGCTACTCAATTTGATAGCTAAGTTCCCCTAATAAAGTTTAGGGGAATGGATACACGATCGTAAAGATAAAATTTATTAACTTAGATTTAATTTAAAAGGAAATACTATGTTTTTACAATATGAAGAGGAAATGTTACTCGAAGACGTTAACTTTCCGTTAAAGGTAGTTGGTGATCGTTTATACGATAAAGCCGATAATTTGATAGCAGACAAACTTGACGATGATATATCAGATAGGTTGACTGGAAAATTTATTGAGGTAGAAGATATTGAAGCGAGGTTTGAGCTAAATAAAAGCGGTATGTTTGTAGATATAAAAACTGGCTTGAGCGTTGGAAATATAAGGGGATGGTCAAGACTACAACATAAACCGGAACCAAGGAAAAGGAAAGATAATATTGCGCATTATTTGGTAAATAGACTTAATGCGAGATAAATTTTTAAAATGGAAAATGTTTGTAATAAAGCGGTTTGAAATCTATCCGTTATTTTTTGTAAACAAAGAGAAGCTAAGAAGTGTTCAATGGTCCAAGAGACTAGAGCTAAGTAAGATTTTCCCAACTTACGAAAAAGCTGAAGAATGCGTTAAAAAGATTAGGAAAAGATTCCGTATAAGGGAAGACGAACTTAGTGTTATGACGTACGATGAAGCGAGAGAAGCTAAAGACGAAGCGGAAATGAGTTACAAGAAGTTTAAGCAGGAAGACCTTTAAACATTAAAACTGAGACTGACCCCAGAACTGGATATTACAAAACCGTATAAGCATAAATAATGTAAAAAAGTTAAGGTATGGAAGATTTAACACGAAGGATTAAAATAGGCGATTTAAAGATTGATTTCCCAGTATATGTGGTAAGGGGTTTAGAGATAATAGAAAGGAAGATAACCAAGCTGGAAAAGAAGAAAATTGAGGCAGTTGAGTATGTTTACGAAAGGCTCCCTTCTCCAGCTGACGATGTAGATTTACCATTTGAAGAGCGGCATAGTTTTAAGATGAAATATTACACAAGCGATTACACAGCGTTCCTAAATAAAAGGGATGCCTTTGTAGAAGTCCGTGAGAATATTATAAAGGAAAGAGATAAGAAGCAAGCGGAGGTCTATGGAAAGGTTCAAGCGGTTGCCGAACTAAATGATAGGCTGATGAAAATGACTGATGAGATGTTAGGGGTGGACTTTGGTAAAGACTTTGGGGTAGAATTTGGGGAAGGGTTAAATGGTAAAATGATTCACGTAAATATTCCGAACGGAAGTGAAGAAGCCTTTACAAAGAAGATAACGGAAATCGCTAAAGAGTTTAACTAAATAAAAGAATATGGCAGTAATAAAATTTACAGGAGATTCCTTTACAGTCCGTGAGACTAAAGAAGAACTAAAGAAAATGATTTATCTAGATGCTTGGATAACGGTCAAAAGAGTAGACTATGATGTTGATTCAGTTGACGGGCATTTAAAGTGCGTAGATAAAGGGAAAAATATAGAGGTTCTTGTAAATTCCCAAATGATAAAATATATTGAGTAATGGAAGAAAAAATAAAATTGAGGCTACAAACTCATAAAGACAATAAAAGGGATATCTTGAACCGTGTAAACAATCCCAAGATAAGGTATAACGCAGACTTCATAATAGACCAAGCAAATAAGCTAAAGGAGGTTTGTACCAGAATAGACGAATTGGAATCTTTAGGTTGGATGTAAAAGCTATGGAAAATAAAATAACAATAAAGGCTGCTTTTGCCGACGCTATCAAATTACTACAACACCGTAGGAAAGAACTAAAGAACTTAGACGGTAAAGAGAGAACTATTGAGTTAGATGTAAATTCTATTCCTAAGCAAGAGTTAATTGATATCCTAAATAGTGTAGAGACTTACTACTTTAAGAATGATTCTATCGTCTACTCAAGAATGCTAAATGAGGAAGAATCAAAACGACAAAGAGAAGATATACAAAATGGTATCAATTATGATATTCATAGGATAGAAAATTGGTGTAATTCTTCTCCAGAAAACAAAGAACAGATTGAGAGTTACTTACTAAGGTATGATATTGATAAACTAGAATTTTTAGCGAAAATAAAGTAAAGCTATAAAAAAGATACAGGAGTATATTGTACAAGGCGACACAAGAAGGAAACACGTATTACAGGTATGAGGTTTTAACTTATAAAAGCCTGTAAATAAATACAAAGAAAAAATGAAGTTCCCAGACGGAGTAATTGATAAGAAAGCCTATATAAAATACATAAAGTTAGATAGACATCCGATACTAAATGAGGCGATGATCTTTAAAGCCTCAGATGGCGAGGATATTAACTTAGCGTGGTTCCCGCACTTCCTAAAAAAGAAGATTGAGCACCTTCCGGATAATGAGCAGGAGGATATATTGATAATGAAAGATACCTACAGCTCGATTAACAATAATGCTACTGTACAAAAAAGATTAGCTTTTGGGCTAAAGCAGGGGAGAGGTGCTACCAAAGACGGGACTCCGAGCCTTCTTGATCTAAGGGGTACGGAAATAATAGACTATTTTGGGCGTATGTTTACAACGGCTGAAGTTCTAAAGGTAATTAACAAAGACTGGGGAATCAAGTTTAACAGCATAAAGAAATTACAAGAGTTCCGGAAGCAACACTCCAAAGAAATTGAGGCGGCAATAGAACGTTACAAAGCATCATACTCAGATATTCGTTTAGGCGTTAAGCGTTCCCGATTGGAAGAATATACATATCTCTATGGGCAACAGAAAACGAAGTACGAGGATAGCAAGAGTAACGATAGCTACAGACTTCTTTTACAAACGCTAGAAAGTATCAGGAAAGAAAGCGAAGGGGATAGGCTAACAATAGAAGGCAAAATAGACGTTACATACGAAAGTAATTTACAACAACATTTAAGGAATGAGATATTCCGGACGATGAACTTAAAGGAGGTGATCTTAGGAAGGGTTGCGGCACGTATGGGCGTTAGTCCAGTCAAATTGATTTACAGTCTTAATAGTTCGTATTACAAAAGATTTAGCAACGTCCTCGGCGACTTTGATCCCGTTGAAGCGGAAGGGGATGCAATTTACCCATCTCAGATGAATTATGACTTTGAGCGTATTGGTAAAGCCCAAAAAGCCTTAGACCGAAACGTTGAGGAAGCAGTATTGATTGACGCCAAAGAAGATGAGGAAAAGGACGGAGATAGGGCGAATGATATAAAGGCTAAAATGTTAGCAAAGTTAAAAGCTAAGCAATCAAAGTTAGGTAAAGGGCAAGCTGACTTGAATGTAGATACTAAAAATAAAAACGGGAAGTAATGCCAGAAAACACTAAACCACCAATCGGAGTAGTACCAAAGTACATTTGGGACGAAAGGCGAAGGAAGCAATTAAAAGAATCCATCACCAGATATTTAGATGCGGATTTAAAAGTTGATGAGGAATGGGTAAAAGAATATAACCAATTAATTGATAAATAATGGAAAGATTAATTTTACATCACGTACATCACCCCAACTGCGTAGAGACTAAATTTAGAGGGCGAAGAATAGAAACCTACAAGATAGATGAGAAATCAGATTTAGGGGAAGAGTTATTCGTCATAAGATTTTTACGGGTTGTTAAGGCTAAGACGGATGAGGATTTGAAGAGAATGGTTTGTTGTCGCCAAAGTGCCGAAATACAATTAATAAGGAGAAATCCTGATAGTCGGATATTTATTCAAGTATCTCAGATTAAATTATCCTCAGCGGCAATGGTAGGGTTGGTTTCTAATATTCATCAGGTAGACGAAGACAGGGAAACGATGACACTTACAAGTTCAAAGAAATTTTAAAACTAAAATAATGGATAGATTAGAAGAATTAAATCAGGAAATTAAAGCTCTTGAGAGCAAATTAGAACCACTTCAAGTTGAAAGGCGAGAACTATGGACTAAGCGAGAAGAAGAGATAAAAGAGAAGCTTAAATCGGTTCAGATGTTAGAGGATAAATTTACAATAGATGAGTTAGTATTTTCAGCTGAAGCAAGATGTATATGCGGGGCAGGTTTAGCTTATCCTGATAATTCAGGTATTCAAGGTTCTTGGTATTGTGCAGATATCTTATTAGGGAAAGCACTCCCTAAAAGTAATTCGGACTCTAAACAACATAGTGGGGCATATCCGTTCTCATTTTATAATATCAAAAGTGAGGGTCAACCATCAGCCGAAAGTAAAACTACAAGACCAGAAAATGAGTAAATTAAAAAAGCTTTTGAGTAAATTCAAAGCTAAGATTAAACTAAATAAGAATTGGAAGCTTAAATTAGGTATTGCTTCTGATATGCGCAAAAACCACAATAAAAATTAATGTAGTTATGGAAGTTATCCCCCGAACTAAAGTAAATAAAAAACTCTCCCCAGAAATCGTCGCCAAGGTCTGGGCTTGCGAAGGAAAGCTAAAGTACAAGTCAATCGCTAAGGTTTTAGGATTGGAGTATTACACGGTCTGGAGAATAATGAATATTACAAAACGGAAATAATGGAAGAATTGGAAGCCATGTTGGTTCCGAACGTAGATTGGAAAAGAGCGGTCGTGTACTGGCTCGTGGTTTGGTTAGGAATAGGATTCGGCTACATAGTTAATAGAATACATAAACATTTTAATCGTAAATAATGAAAACTGAACATTTAGCAAGACTACCAATTGACCAAGCAATTCAAGCTTTAAAGGACGAATCAACTCCCAAGCATAAGGTAGCTATCAAAAGTGAAGATAAGTGCGAAGAGAAAGCCGGAAAGGACATAACGGACGATTGGGGCGATAGCTGTGAAGGTTATCAGTGTTGGAGGGAAAAGGGGCATGAAGGTCGACATATGGCGGGAGACGGTGCTAACGGATATATTTATTGGGGATGAGAGTAATTGTAATATTTGCGGTAATGATGATCGGGGCAATCATTGTAGATTTATCAGATCAATATTATAAGCTTAAAGGAATAGAAAAACCATACGTAGAATAATTATGAAAAGATTTTATTTGGAAATAGATATACGGTATTCTCACCCAGAGATTGTAGGTGAAGATGAGTGCGAAAAATATACTACTGAGAAATTTCATTCTCACGTATTTGATGAGGAAAAGGATTGTATATATTTTGGTAATAAAATAATAAGCGACAACCGATGGATGGAACAATATCCAGGATACATAGGTTTAAAATTAGAAAGGCGGTATGGGCGTCCACTTGTTGCCCCATCACTTAAGAACGGAGTTCAAATATTCATTTCCGTAAAATCTTTAGATATTTTAAGCGCTGGCGGAATTGAGGAAAGGTTAAGGAAATTTAATATTGATAAAATTACCAAAAAACTTTAAGATGGAACGGGAACTATTAGCTAAAGGGTTAATGATTTGTATAATATTATTTTCTTGGGTATTAGTTTGGTGTTTTATGACGTTTGAAAAAGAAAGAGATTTTATGAAGTTTATAAATAAGATATGGCGCAAATTAAAATCGTAGGATTTAGCGACAACACGCTGAAAAATTTAAATGGTAAGAATCGTTATATGGTAGATATAAATTTCGTTCCGGAAATAACCTATCAACAATATGTAAAGGCTGGATTTGATCCAGAAGCTTGGGAAGAGCGTAATTCTAACAAAGTATTAATCAACGGAAAAAGTTATAAAGATGAAATCAAAACACATTGAAGAAATTAGAAATGCCCTATCCAATATTTGGGAATTTTCACTATCAGGAACACACGCACAATTAACAAGAGAGATCAGCTATATTCGCAAAATCTTGTATAAAATAGAGGGAGTAGAGGAGGGTGACTCTGTTAATTATAATAAGGTTGATAGGTTAGGTAAAGATGGCGAAGTGATAGTGATAGATGGGGATTTATATTATAAAGTCGAAATGCCGAGAGCCGCAACAGGAGAAGAATTACAAAATCTAAATTTACCAATTAATAGCGTTGGTCCGCCACTTCGGTACACTGTCCCGTTCGCCGAAGAAGATAAAGAGCGCATAAGAGAACTTCAAGGTAAAGAGCGACCTACAATTATGGAAGAAAGCTTGGCGGAATTATCTAAGGATTTATCTACATTGATCAAACTTTGGAATAATCTTCCGGATGTTCTTAAGGAAGCTAATGATGAATTTCATACAACTGCGAAAAGGTTAAGCTACCATTTAAGCCAATCAACCATCAATGATTATTGCGAAAGGCGAATTGAAGAAAATACGGGAAAAGTTATCAACCGAAAATTAGGGGAATTTGCGGAGCGTCACGAAACCGTTCTAGAGATTGACTTCTATAAGAAATTAGGAGATAAATTAGACCGTATCCAGAATGGGACTTTAGACTTAAAGGATTATATCAATCGCATAAAAGATAAGCGCATAGAGCTCATTAAAAACCTTAAATAGTCATTATCAGCTATGAAAGAGGAAATAGTAGGGTATGGACATAATACGGAATCTACAGGCAATCTCGGACTACCACAGGTTGCCTTTGACGTTAAAGTCAAATGGGAGAGGAATGATTGAAGTCCGTATATTCGGGAGGAGAGCGGTTCAATTGAGGGCAGCTTTACAAAAATTAAAGAAGGAAAAGAAAATTGTAGGTTTAACATTCGAACAAGCAAAAGATTGCGTAATTGTAAAAAATCATAATGGGAAAAATAATAATGATGAGACAAACGGGTGATCTTTTAGTAAGAGACTCCGGAGGATCCATCAATCCAGAACTATTTGAGCGCATAACTAATTCCTATGCGGTATTTAAAGCAGATTTAGACGTAAGACTTACCAAAGTTAAGTAAGTAAATTTTAAAATCGTAAAACAATGGAAAAAGAGATCAAAGAAATTATCGAAAAGAACTTACCAGCTCAGGTTGGAATGGTTCTAAGAGAAAGGCTTGAAAAAGCAGAACGTGATGAAAATGAAATTGAACTTTTATTAAGTGCAGCTTCTGAAAGGAAGGAAGAAATCGCAGGACTTAAAAGGATCATTTCGGAGTACCAAGAATTTGATACCAGAAACGCCACTTTGGAAAAGCGTGAGAAGGACGTATCAGAAAGGGAGCGTCAAGCTGAGATTGAGAAGTTGAAGTATGAGCTTCAAACCGAAAAGGACAAGACCCAATTTACCAAAGACGTCACTATGGGCTTGGTGAGAAATACGGAATACAAGAGAACACTTTTCGACACCAAAAACGGACCAGGAGGAGTAGACCAGTATGGAAATCAACACCATATTAATAGTTCTCAAAGTTCTGACGAAACTAAAGAAGCAAGGTAATGGACGAACAAAAAGAAACTAAGCCGATTGACTCAGAAGCGTTCCGGATAGCCAGAAAGGCTCACGCTCAAGGGTGGTTAGAAGCTAAGGCTGGAGAAACTGCCGCTGATACGGAAGAGATCCTTAAAATCGCTAAGGAGATTGAGGATTATAGTAAGGAAGGGATAAATGAGGAAGCCTTCGTCCAGAGTTGGGGGGAAACAGCGTCTCCAGGACCTTTTGGGGGTTTACATCTTGAAAGGGGAACTTTTGGTCAAGCTGTAGAAGCACTGAAAGCCGGAAAAATGGTGAGTCGTAAAGGCTGGAATGGAAAGGGTATGTATCTGTTAATGATAGAAAGCGGAAAATGGGGATTGGGGACAGTCTACGAACAGATAAATAAGGATACGGACGGTTTTTTACCTTGGATAGGAATGAAGACTGCGGATAATAAATTCGTACCTTGGTTAGCTTCCCAGACTGATATTTTAGCAACAGACTGGGGTTTACCAAAGTTATAATAGGTAGAAATAAACCCTAATGATATTCACTACGAGTTCAAAGAATCTCAACTGTTATTTTTAATTCTCTTTTGGTTTATTAATTCACCGAGATGAACAGTTTGCAAGGGATTGATTTAGGGTTTTAAATAGTTAGAAATTATGTATGAAATTATAAGCGTTATCTTCCTGTCGGTACTAATTTTATCTCTCGTGGTAATGTTATTCCTAATTTTCTTCAATTTTAATAAGCGGATAAAGAAGCACGTAGAAGAAGAATCTATAAGTTTTTTAGATTGGGTAATAGATTCCGGATACATACCTGATACGGAGATGGGGCGCTGGAGATTAAGTAATGAAAAAGTCATTCACTTAGTCACGGAAGGCGAATTGGTAGAGATACAATTTTTTACATTAGAGAAATTATACGAAAAATTTATTCAAGATGGAAAAAGAGAATAGATTTGAGGTATTGGGGTATTCAATAGACTATTATATTGGTACGAAATTTATAGGTAGTAAAAGACTGGATGAGCCTGATAGACCGGAATGCGGGTACAGAGGACGGCAAAGGTACCAAACGACAGAAGATATATTATTGGACAACCGTAAATTTATAAGGGTAGGAACGGATATCGTTACAGAGTTAAATCAAATCAATGGGAAGGTATTAAATCGTCCCGCATATTTAAACAAAAAGGATAAAGATGTTAGTTGAGGAATTTATAGTAATTAAAGATGCCGACACCGGAAGATACTATAATGGTAAGTGGTGGGAAGGTGATAGTTCTTGGGTTCGTGATGAAGACGAAGCTGAAAGGTATCCCACGGTTAACGAATTTGTAGCGGAAGTAGATAATGCTTTTGATGAAAATCCAAATGCAAACGTATTTTTAGACAGAAAATTTAAAGTAGAAAAATTAATTGAATTAAGAAGAGATGGAAATTGAATTAGGACAAATTGTAAACGTATTAGCGGAAGCCGTTAATCAAGACAAGAGTATTACGGAAGAGGTCACCGTAGCAATCGGAGTCTTAAAGGTAAGGGGGAGGGAGTATCAACTCCAAGCGACCTTAGAGCCTATCCGGAGTAAACACGTAGAGCCTTTACAAATAGTTTCTCAAGGGAAGGTAGTTGTAAAAGATACGCAAACTTTATTTCCAGAACCGGAAGAAATCATTGACGAGACGGAAAAAGATTTACCATCATCTGAGGATGACGATGAGGATAACCAATTAAAAATTGTAAAGTAATGTGGCAGGAATATTTATACCTTGTAGTGATAGCTGGGACGTGTATAGTTTTATTATTATCGCATTACACCTCTAAGATTAGGAAGCTAGAAAAGAAATTAAAGGAGAAATCTAAAGAACTGACGAGTATGCCTCCTCGGTTCATAGAACAGAGCGCTAAGCCGATTGTATTAAGAAGCGAAAGGATAGTAGATATTAATTCTAAAATGCTCACGTATGAGAAGCAGGTAATGAGAAGGGAATTGCTTGAGGAAGCAGGTAAATTCATAGAAATAATTACAGAGAGAATAAATCCCGTTTTTGCTACCAATCCAGATCATCAAAAAATAACAATGAGATTAATAATTTTTAAATCAGAAAAATAATAACCTAAAATCCCCCACTAATGGAAGTATTTAATTTATGGACATTTATCGGCTCACTTATAATAGTAAGCGGAACCACAAGTTTCATAGCGGTAATGTATATCGCTTACAAAGACAACCGTAAGAACAAGAAGAACAAAGAAAGACAGTATGCAGATTATTAACTTTATGTTTAGTGGGTTTTGGGTATTCTGGGGATGCCTTATCCTAATAGCTATATTTCTACATTTTATTTTGTATCTAATGGAATTATTTGTAAGTAATATTACCATATGGTTTAGGGGGTATCCTCGGAAAACCGTATATGATGAAATTGTCCGGAAGGCTCACTTGGAAAGGGTACGCCAGAAGGAAGCTGAATAGAAATCGGATTTGCCCTACATCTGGTTTTTTGTCCTGGACTGCGGTTCGGGACTTTTTTCTTTACACGGTTTACTAATTTAAGCTGTCCCGATTAGAAGGTTTGAGCTCTTATACTCGCCAAGTCTGTAGGGGACGTTATCGGGGCAGTTTTTTTAACCGTAAAAAATTTTGATATGAACATTTTAATTTTAAGTAAAGATTATTGCCCTATTAAGGAAGCAGAAATGTTTTTTGATTGGTTGGAGAATAAAGTAAAGACCCGTCACAAATTAACAAACGAACAAACTGAAAACATAATTGAGAAATTTAATTTATTAGCTAATGGCGAAAAAGAAGATAACGATTGAGATATTTGACGAAGGAGATGCGATCCGTACAAGTACAACGTTGGAAGGTTTACACGAGTACGAAGTACTTGGAATATTAACCGAAGCACTAATGCGGGTTGAAGTAGGTATAAAGAACAGATTTATAAAAGATGTAAAAAATGGAAAGAAAACAACCAAAACCGATACTGACGATAAGGGTTCACGAAGCCCAAGCGTCACAGGCTAAGATAGCCGAACTTGGATCATCAATTGAAAAAATGGGGATGAGTGATAGTTACTACATTCTTATTATACCGAGCGGTCTTAAAGAAACTAAAATAGATGTGTTCTATGAAAAGAACTTTAATGAGGTAAAGTATAAAGAACTAAAAGCTTTTGTAAAAAGGACGATGGAGACAAAAGCTCCTAAAGACGAGGACTTCTAATTTACAAAACGTTAAAGTTTACAAAATAAGTAAAAAAGTTTACAAAATATTTTTTTCTTTGTAAATTTCGTTATATCTTTGTAAAAGAAAACAATTAAATATTCACTTTTAAATCGTAAAATTATGTGTACAGAATCAAACACTTCCGCAAACGTTAACATCGAAATCGCAACCATCCAATCAATTATTGGACAACAGATCGGAATGATCGAACAAATGGGCGCCCAACCAGAAGCCATCTATCTTGAGAAAAGCTGTTACGACAAACTAACAGGAGACCTTATAGAGCAGTTGGTAAAGAATAGCGGTTTAGCCGGAATTTCTACCGAGGACATATCGGTAAAGAAATATAGAGGGATAGCGATCAACCGTATGGACGACGTTAGAAATATGAACCACCACACTTACTTCCAAGGTTGGGGACTTCCAATCCAAGTAACCATCAAGCCTAACACCTATCCACAACCAGAAGTTGAGGTGGCTCCGGAAGCGGAAGTTGAGGAGTTCGAGTTTGACGGAACATTAGGAAGCCTTCCTCAAGGGTTAAGAGAAATGGCGAAAGGTTACTTTGATAGAGCGTTTTTTGAGGACGCTGATACAACCAGAAAAGTTATGGATTCGGATTTTGATCTTCATAAGGTATCTTTAAAAGCAGCCTTTGACTGGGACGATACTCCACAAGGTCATAACTATTGGAGCAATATCAACTCCAGTAAGGACTATGCTCAAAAGGCAGAATTAAACCTAAAAAGCTAAGATGAAAGGGAAATTAATTACACTGATGTTTGCGCTCTCTCTGGGGGCGCATTCTCAGATTTTAGACGTAGACGTAGATCAAGAGATTTACAATAAGGAATTAAAATACCAAGCGATTCACCTTAACAACAAAACCTTAAAGCTCATCAACACTCATCTTGACGTGATGGGAAATATCACAGGGATTGGGGAAATTATAGTTGATGGTAATTCCTTAATTTGGATCAACGGTAAAAAGGCGGTTCCGATTAGGATTAGAGGGAAGCAATCTCCGGAGCCTGTTACCAACCTTACCAATTATAATAGAACCATAGCAAATATCATAACTTGGGAATGGGAAGACGATAAGAATAGCATATTGCGTTTACATTCTAAAAGTAAGATTTATCAAGTTGCGATTGAGGGAAGAGGAATATCAAAAACCTTTTATGTGAATAATGATCTGATAAGCCTTCACAACCTTCCGAGGGGATTAGTTTATACGTTATTCGTATCCAGATTGAATGATACGACGGTAATATTTGAAATCAAAAGGTAAATAAGATGACTAAGATCAAAAACAGCGAGGTTCAAGAGATTATAGAGACTCTTCAGGGAACTTGCGACACGCTATCTGGAGCGATTCAAGAAGTGACGGGAAATGACGATTTAGACGAGGATTCTTTAACAGAAGATCAATGTAAGGAAATTGACGGGGAAATTTTCCTATGTGGGGAATGTAATTGGTGGTGCGAAACGGTTGAAAGAGCAGATGACGACGAGCAAATATGTACGGACTGTTACGATGCCGTTAATTAACAGGTATTATTTCTAAGAAGCTAAAGGTCTTAGAGTTATGTATAAAAATCTCAAATTAAGCGTTGCCGTTGTTGTATTATTATTGGCGGTTTCTTTTTATATTTCTTACGAATTGGTAAAAGAAGTTGAACAAAAGGAAAAAATTTACCAAAGAAAATAATTTACAAGGTTTATCTTTAAAACGGAAATATATTCAAAATGGGAACTTATAAAGAAATTGAAGGCGATTTGATCGTACTGGCGAAGGCTGGTAAGTTTGATATCATTGGCCACGGATGTAATTGCTTCGCTACTATGCAGGCAGGAATTGCTAAACCAATCAAAGAAGCTTTTCCGGAAGCTTATAAAGCAGATCAGAATTGGAAAGCTACACCAGAAAAAAGATTAGGAAGCTTCACAGTTGGAGAAAATATAAAATATGGCGTTATGGTAGTCAATTTTTATACCCAATTTATGCCAGGACCAGATTTAAGGATTAAAGCCTTAGAAAGTTCTTTTCGTGAGTTCGCAACCGTTATGAAAGAAACGCTGAGTGAAGATGATATTGAGGCGATTAATATAGGGTTACCATTAATAGGGTGCGGAATTGCCGGAGGAGATTGGAAAGAGGTTTCAAAGTTAATTAGAAAAGAGCTAAAAGATTTTAATGTTACAATCGTAAAACTACCAAGCAATGTCAAAAAATTTCCGTTACCAATTAGAAACTTCGTACAACGTTAAGAAAGCGCACAAGCAAATGCTTAAGCACTTCAACACACTCCAGATCTCCGTAGGGAAGCGCAAAGGGGGCACCGAACTAATTTACTTCAGCGTTAAGGATAAGGAAGAGGGAGAGAAAATAGAAGCCTTCCTATCTGAGAGAAAGCTAAATTTCAAACAGATTTCCTAAGTGGAAAGGATTATACGGATCGTTTCGGACTTTTATGGAGTTGATAAAGAATTAATGACGTCAAAGACAAGGAAGACAGAAATCATCCGACCCAAGCATATATGCCAATATCTCATTTGGAAAATTGAAGGAGCTGGTTACGAAGCTATCGGAGCCAAATTCAAGATGAAGACCCACGTGGCGTGTATGAAAGCTATTAAGAAGATTGAGTTTTATGAGGAATGTTATGAAGATTGGAGACGGGAGTTGGCAATATTAAAGGCACGTATTAAAAATGAGGAGGGGGAGTTATCTTCCCCATTTCTTTTTGAGGAATTAGCATTTACATTTATGACTCAACACCCCAGATCATTTGTTGATACGGGAATTTCTGAAAAAGACGTTAAAATATTGGCGGATAAATTTAAACTAAACATTGAACAAATAGATGATTTAATTATGAACATAAGAAAACGTAGAAAGGAAAAGGAAGAAGAGGACAAGCGTGAAGAGGATGATAAAATATCCAAGCAACACGAAGATCAATTTAATAAGCCTAAAGGCGAAAAGATAAAAAACCATACAGATGAGCAAGACACTTTTGGCGTTTGAAGGTAAACTGATTGATGTTTATAAAATCAAATTTGTAGAGAAAGCGGAGCGGTGGAATGATAATGATTTGAGGATGGATTATAATATCGAATTTAACCGACCTTACAACGAAGGGTTTGGTACCGATATGCCGTTAACATTTAGCTATAAGACCGAAGAACTTAGAGACAATAAAATGGAGACTCTTATGATGGTTCTAGAGAGCCACGAATTCATCAAAGTTATAGAAGGAAGTTAAATCAATTAATTTATAAAAATGGATATTAAAATTATCAACAAATCGGGTCACGATTTACCAAAGTATGAAACTTGGCAATCTGCCGGAATGGATCTGAGAGCGGTTTTAAAAGACTTAGTAGAATTAGGACCATTAGAAAGAAGGGTTATCCCAACAGGACTTTTCATCCAGTTACCAACGGGAGTTGAGGCTCAAGTTAGACCCAGAAGCGGTTTAGCAGCCAAACAAGGAATTACCGTATTAAATTCCCCAGGAACTATTGACGCTGACTATCGGGGAGAAATTGGAGTTATCTTGGTAAACCTTTCAAACGAAAGAGTTGTAATTTCAGCAGGAGACCGTATCGCCCAATTGGTAATAGCTAAGCACGAAAGAGCCGATTGGGTAGAAGTCAGTAAACTTGATCCAACCCAAAGAGGTGAAGGCGGTTTTGGTAGCACGGGAAATAAGTAGTAATTTAAAAACAGAAATAGATATGTCAATAATTGGTAAAAAAGTAGGTTATGAGTTCCCAGTCGATAATGATACGACTCAAACGGGTTCAGGAGTTGTACTTGATAAATTCCGTAATTCATTTGTAAATGATACGGGTCAGGTTATGTCCTATGATACTTATATGATACAGGGTGAAGACAATAAGATTCAAAGCGTTCACCCAACGTTAATTACAGAAATGCTTGAATAAATGAAAAAAGCGAATTATATTGTATTCGATTGTGAAACTGGGGGTCTTTCTGAAAAGGAAAACCCCATTACACAAATAGCCTTAGTAGCACTTGACGGAAGTTCGTTGAAGGAACTTAATAGGTTCGAAATGTATATTAAGCCGTATGATGATCTAGAAATCACTAAGGGGGCATTAGACGTCACGGGATTGAAGATGGTTGATATTAATAACGGATACGATAAAAAGGAAGCGGTGAAGCTTATTATTGATTTTGCCAAGAAGAACTCACCGAATAGTCGTCCGGAAAACCGTCCCATCTTAGTGGGTCATAATGTACAATTTGATATAAGGATGACCGGAAGCTTATTTGAGCGTTGTAATAAAGAACTATTTGACTTTTTTAGCCCAACCCCAATGTGTACAATGTTATTGAGTAAGATGTTCAATAAAGATGCTACGTCGTTAAGTTTGGGGAATTGTTGTAAAGAAATAGACGTAGAATTAAGCGGTGCTCACCGTGCGATGAATGATACTTTGGCGACTGTAGAAATGGCCAAGGTTTATATAAACAAATTGAGATCAGGCAATTCAGCGGTTGCTGTAAAAAAGGCGGAAAATAAAAAGCTGAGGTTGTCGTTCCAATTTTAACAATGAATTTTTAAATCGTAAATTTTTTAGTAATGGAACACACGTTAACACAAAAGAGGTATTTTAAAGCTCTACAAGAACTTTATACCCAGATCAAAAGGAAAGAGGAATTAACTGCCTCAACATTCACAGAAGAAAGGAAGATCAGCCGAGCCGTATTTTCAAACCTTATATCTTTGAAGATAATTGAAAAGGTTGATAGTAAAAATTATCTTTGGATAGCGGATAGACACCCAGATATCAAAATGGTTGATGAGGTTATTGAATACGGGAATCAAAAGGTAAGGGAGAGCGCTGCTAAAATTAGCGACGAGGAGAAAGCTAGAAGAAAGGCAGATCGAAAAGCGAGGAAGCTTAAAGAGAAGTTAGATGAGGCACGGAAAGCTAAAGGGGAAGAAGTTGAGGAAGAGGATAATAATGTAGAATATGCGGAGCGCAAGGATGCTTGGATTGAGGAGATGAGATGGAGAGCCAAAAATAATATGCTTCACCAGCCGACCTATATGAAAACCCATAAAGGGGATTTTATCAAGATGCCTATGAAAACGGCAAAACATAAAGAAGACCCAGAACTAAAGGTTTTGGATAAGGTTAAGAATCAACAAGGAAAAGCAACTAAAGTCAAAATTGAAATAACCTATTATTATGAGTAAAAAAGTAGAAGAAGAAGTTAAGCCTATCTTGATGATGGGCGGTAATATTCCCGAAGAACAGCTTGCGGAATTTAGGAAACAGTGGTTAGAGCATTGTAAAAATCCAAGTATGCAAGTTATACATTTAGAGAAGCCGGAAATCATAAGCATCATTGATAACCGTAAAGGTTTGAAGCAAGGGGAAGCGGTTAAGGAATTTTTAGCCAATAAGCAAGAGCAGGAAAATGCTCACGGGTTCGCCAATAAGCTTATTGATGAAATGGAAAAGCATAATAAGGAGTATGAGAATGAAAATAATTTTCCTCAGAGACGACGTTGGAAGGATTTGACCAACCTTAGCTGGAAGAGATTCAATACGGTAATTGATACCTTAGAATTATTCGGTCATATACAATGGCTTGATAAAGAGACAGAGCCTGAATATTTCCGTATCGTTCTCCAGAAGGAAATGATTGACCGAAACCATATGGAGACAATCAACAGGAAGATTACAGAACTAACACAACAAATAGATTTAGCGAAAACAGTTATTAACGATACTGAGGCGAAGAAAAAACTTACTGCCCTCAAAAGGAAACTATCGTTAAAATTGTAAAATGATTTTAGAACAAGAGGATTTAAAAATACTTGGGAAATATGATAGCGTCTTATCCATAAACAAAATGGATGAGGCGTTTCGCATTTTAGACGAGATACTAGAAAACTTAGACGAGAAGGGGACGAGAGAACTATTCGGAGGAACGGAAGCGGACATAGAGCAACTTTATGGCGTATTAATGGAAGAGATTCTGAGTTCCTTATATGGTAAAGGAAATGATCTTCAACATAAATTAGGTTATTTTGACCATCTGACCAATAGCGTTGAGGAAACCTTATGTATTGAAAATCTTACATATTTCATTACTTCCAGAATGCCCCAATTTGAGATTAACTGGCATCACTTGGAATGGGGTGACGTTGCTATGAGGTATTTGAAGGCGAATGTTATCGCTGCCCGAGATCACGGTAAAAGCTATTTTTGGAGCAACGCATATTTCGTTTGGAAAATGTACCGATATAAAAAGTTCGTTCCTGGAGGACGACGGGATTTAGCCTTATCTAAGCGTGGGTATCTATTTTCATTCTCCAAGGAACAGGCAGTTGACCTTCTAGATATTGTTAAAAGTACCATTGAGGAAAATGATGAGTTGCGTGAAAAGCTATTTCCTGGAAAGGGAGACGGTTGGGCTAAGACGGATATCGTAGGTAAAAATGGGGCAAGAATTACAACTAAAGGTTTTGGGTCTTCAGTGCGTGGGGCTCACCCAGGATACATAGTGGTAGATGATGGGCTGAAAGATAACGTTATTTATTCAAGCGTTCAACGTAAAAAGTCAATTGATTATTTCCACGCTGTAATTATGAATATGATTGTCCCTAATGGTCAAGTGATTGTAGTGGGGACACCTTTTCACGCTGCGGATTTATATGGGGATTTAAAAACTAAAAAGGGTTGGCACGTGCGGGAATATCCCGCTATCTTTCCGGACGGTAAAATACTATGGAGAGAGCGTTGGGATTTTCAAAACCTATTAGACAAAAGGGAGACTCAAGGAAACCTAATTTTCTCCAGAGAAAACTTAGTAAGACCTGTGACGAATGAGTCTACTATATTTCCGGAAGCTATTATCAAACGGGCATACGTTGGTATGGAGAATTACACCTTCGTCCAATCCAGAGAAGCTTACCAACGTAAATTTGACCAAGTTGTTACTTCTATCGATTTTAGTATTTCGTCATCAGTCGGAGCCGATTACACGGTAATGATAACTTCGGGTATTGATGAAAATGAAACAATGTGGTTGATGAACATAACTAGATTTAAAGGTAAAACGTTTGCGGAACAGTTAGCGATTATGCGCCAGATCAATCATTCCTTCCGACCTGATATTATGATATTAGAAAATAACGTCTTCCAGCAAATATTCGTACAAGAAGGAGAACGATATAACTTGCCCGTACAGGGTCATACGACTGGAACTAATAAGTACGATCTGAAAGCTGGTCTTCCTGGCTTAGCAATCACCTTTGAACGAGGTAAGATCAAAATTCCGAGAGGGAACCAACAAAGTATTGATATCTCAGATTCCTTAGCTTCAGAATTGATGTCGGTGACTTGGACGGAGAAAGGTTTAGAAGGGGTTGGGGAACACGATGATCAAGCGATGTCGCTATGGTTAAATTCCGTAGGAGTTAAAAAGTTAACAACTGGATTTAGCTTTAAGTTTCTTTAACAACTATTAAATAAACTCATACAAGGTTTATAACCTTATAATTAAACACTTTTCAATTATGAAAAACATTTTCACCTTAATTTTTGCCCTCTTCTTGTTTTCGGGCGTTATGACTGCGGGAGTAGTTAATGACGTTGGGGATGGTATTTCGGAAAAAGAAAACATTGCCAGTATGGATGTTGTATCTGTAGATTTTGTAATCGTTATTAATACGGAAGTATTTGACGAAGCGGTCTCGGTACAAGATGTCGATCTAAAGCAAAACATTTACATTTACCAAACAGGGAGAATTTCCGGAGTTGTAGAAACCTATAAAAGCCTGAATATGGCGGAGGACTATAAACCTGATATAAATTCTACCACAATTAATTATAAAGCTACCAATCCGGATAATCTGATTTACCTTCATAGGATGACGCACTCGTTGTCGTGTTAGGTTAAAGGTTACTATATATTAAGAAAGTCCCCCCAAATAGGAGGGACTTTTTTTATTTTACCAAAGTTTTATAAAATAATTACCAAAATATTTTTTTCTTTGTAAATTTCGTACTATCTTTGTAAGGTATTTCAACCGTAAAATTATTTCAAAATGGGAACAAGAGCAAAATTATCTGAAAAATTTCAAAAGCTAACAGCCGCAATCAGAAGAGCGGAAGCTAAGAAAAACAGCCAAGATTTAGTTGATCGTTTAGACAACCGATTAACCGACGTTTGGATTCAACTTAATTTTTAACCGTAAAAATATTTCAAAATGAAAAATTCAAAATTTAGAACTCAAGACGTAGTAGGTTATTTCACCAAAAAGGACTTTCTAAAAAATCCGGAAACGACCGAAAAATTCATAGATTTAGTTCTCAATAAGGCTAATGACGGAATGTTATTGAAATCCGATGTAGCGGAACTTTTAACCGATCAGGAAATGAGAGAAATGGAATGTGTAGTAGTAAGTATTCTTCCAGACCTTGAAAAGCCCAAAACTTGGGAGGAGATGGAACTTGATAAAATTGAAAAGCTTGTAGCTAAGAACGGATGCGCTTACATCAACTGGAGTACCACGGATTGTGACGGGGTTCACGGAGAAGGAAGCACGAAGATAAGAAGTCTGGATGACTTTCACGAATTTATGGACGGATGTGAAGGTTGGGTAGAAGGACCATTCAGCTACAGAATAGAGGCAGTAGGTCAAGACTCAAGAACTTACGGACAAGGTTGGGGAATTAACTAAGATAAATAAGCACGATATGAAAGATTTGAAACTAATAGCCCAGATGATCAAAGAAAGCTGGGAAGCAGACAGAAAAGGTATGATTCGGGACGGTTTAGCCGTCCTGATACTGGTACCGACTTTATACGCATTCATTTATATAGCATCATTATGAAAACGGAAATCATCAAATTATATATTGACGACACTATTTCTCCAACGACGCTTATTTCTTACAATGGTAAAGAAGATTTAGTTAGAAGGCATAACGAGTTGGCTCACGTAGCCACTGTGGAAATTATTGAAGGCGGTTTATGCCAATTTGGTATGCTAAATTCAAAATCTTATAAGGAATGGTTAAAAGATAAAAAATCTTAAAATGAAAAATTTTCACCGTAAAGAAGTTTGTGATCAATGCCCCTTTCGTAAAGAAGGGGGTGTCGGTCACTTAGGAGCTAAAAGAGCCAAGGAAATCATTGATCAAAATAAGACCGAAGGGTTCGTTTGTCACAAGACCGTTGATTACGATAAAGAGCAAGGGGAAATAGACCCACAACGACGTCAATGCGCTGGGGCGATGATACTGGCTCAAAAAACAAAAAGCGGTCAACCTTATATCCAGCTACATTTAGCATTATTAGGGAAGTTGAAATTATCAGGTCAAGAACTGGTAGTTGATACCGAAGAAGAATTTATCAAAAAGCAAAGCTGTTGAATTAAACAGCTTCCTTACAACTATTAATAAGACAAAACTAAGTATGTTATGAATTGGCACGACGATATTCTCAATCACCAAGCTAATCAAAGGCTAAATATTCTCAAAGGTTTTGTCGAAGTAGAAGACGAACTTATGAAAGCAAAGAATAGAAAAGTAGGAGAAATGCACCCGAACGGTAAATGGGTGTGGAAGGAATACGCACCAGGAAAGTTTGACTGGAGAGGGGCAAAAGCTTCCGATAAAACTGGGGGTGCTTCGGCAAGCGGTAAAACTGATTCCGGAACGGGTGGGGCAAGTAATTCCCCAAGAGCTCAAGCAAACAGGAAAGACATCGCCAACCAAAACCAAAAAGAAGTTATTGCGAACGCAGTTAAAAAGGTTCGTTCCGAGCAGACAAAATTAGAAGATGAGCTAAGTTCCGTTCTATGGGACAGGAAATCTCAAATTGAAACAGTTGGTCACGTTTCGGGACACACTGATAATAAGATATCCAAACTTCAAAAGAAATACGTTGAGATCACTGGTAAAAAATACGTTCTCGGTCAGCGTGACGGAGGTAAGAAATCCCCAGACAAAGTAGTTGCTTCGGCAAAATCTGCATTAGCAAGTAGGGGAGGGGCAGCTAAGACAAGCCCATTATTAAAACAATCAAGCTTATCATCTTCAGAATTTCAACAAGCTAAAAAATTGGAGGGATTCAAAAAAGAAAATTACCGTTGGAACGGAAGTAAAGACCTTTGGGATAAGGTTGAGGATTTATCTGAAAAGAAAGCTCCACCAATCAAGCCAATGAAGAAGCCTATCCAGATTGATGTTGATAAGGTGAATGATGAGTTGGAGAAAAAATCCTATCGTTCCGGAGGTCTCGATGTTGACTTCCGATTAACTGATAAGCAAAAAGATGGAAGCTATCTTCTACAAGTTGCGGTAAATGGGAAAAGGGGATATCCTCGGGACGCTGATAAGAAGGCTATGAGTGCTTCCTTACCAAGTTTACCAGCTGGATTGGAATATGTAGATAAAAAGCCTATCAACCGATATAGCGGTAAAGAGATCACAGCTAAGACTATAAAACAAGACGACGACAATTACGACGACCGTGGTTATCAGGATAGCGAATTTTATGGGGAAGCCAGTTATAAAGTAAGACAAACAAAAAAGTAGTTATGAATTGGCAAGACGAAATAAATGAGGATAACGCTAAAAGGCGTTTAAATATCCTAAAGGGATTTAAGGAATCAGATGACGCTTTGGAAAAGGCGAAGAGTGGAGTTTATGGGGATAACCCAGAAAACCGTAGATTAGGAAGAGTAGGATTAAAATATGGCCAAAAGGGAGAAAACAAAGCACCAAGATTAGATTACGGTAATGAGGTAACGGGTGGGGGAATCGTTGGAGAGAAATCTAATATCGTTGACCTTCATAAGGATTATGTTCAGGTTAACACTTTTCCAGGAGATCACAAAGTAAATGTTTATCACGTTCCTAGGCATATGATAAGTCGGAAGGACGGGAAATTAGTTGTTACTGGTCAAGTAAAAATACACGAGGTGAAGGAAGCGTATCCTCCCAGACCCAAAAAATAAAACAAAATAATTAGAAATAAATAAAATGGAAAACTTATTCTTATCAGCAGATAAATTTGAAGGACGTCTAAATATGGGCATCTTCACCAACGTTGAAAAATCAATTACAGAGGAACAATTAGCTACAAGATATCCGGAAACCAAATTCTTAACATTTGAAAAATCAAATATTGATGAGTTTATCCGTAAAACTTATGAGTCGGTTGGAGGGGAAATTGTAAAAGGCGGTTTCAATGACACCGAAGAAGTTAATGGGTTCTTATCAAAAGCTTCGGCTGATCTTGGTAGCTTAAAGCCTATTAAAGTTTCTCACGAAGGAAATATCCGGACGGTGTACGTTCTCCAGAAAGCCGTTGAAGATACCTTAAAGAAGGGAAATGAAAATGAGCTTGAAAAGGGGGTTATGGAAGCTTTTGAGTATTCCGGAAATATTGTATTCAAGAAAACTGGAGGTGATATAAAAAGTAGACTCATAAATGTTAAGGATGCTATTGAAGATAAATGTGAGGAACTTTGTTCCCAGATTATGGTAGCTATGGAAGCTTTGCCGAATCTTCCTACTCAGAGTCCAAATACATACGGTTATAGAGAACTGGTTAAATGCCCGTATAAGGTTTTTGACTGGAGTCAGACGTATTGTGATAACGGTTCTCCTTCAATTGACTCTGCGTCTGGAGAAGCCTTGTCTGCGTGTGCTAGTCCAGCCGACGCAAAGTTAAATAGTAATTATAATAATTTAGTATATCAATGGTTAGAAAATGCAGCCGAAGTAAAAGCTATTGAAATGTACGAAAATAATTTAGACGACAAAAGTACATACGAATTAACAGCTAAGCAGATGATTGCATTAAAATTTTAACAAAGATTAGAAATTAATTTACAAAATATTTTTTTATTTACAAAAAGAGTTATATCTTTGTAAGGTAATTAATTTCTAATCGTAAAAATTTTAATATTATGGCAACTCAAAACAACTTATCCGCAATCAACGTTAATCTTCTAACTGCTAAAATGCTTCAGTCTAAATTAGACGGAAGGTTAGCTATCTTTAAAAGATGGGAAGGCGATAGAGTAATTTTAGAAATGGACAGATTGGGAGAAAAGAACTTTTCCATAGAAACCATCAACAACGGGTTCGGGTTCATTTTGGATAACGAATCTCTTGTAAAATCATTCTTCTGGAATACCTATGGTCCTCAAGACCTTTTCGGAGAGGAAGCCATATTAGAAGCTTCGTCAGAAATATACGACAAATTAAGCGGAAGGTTCCCTGATTTAACCAACCATTCAATCTTCCTAATATTAACAGCAATACTTACCGAGATCAATAAGAAGAGCGGTCTCTAAAGACCTTTCACCTTAAAACCTTACACGGTTTATAGTAGTATGAGAAATCAAGCTATTATAGACCGTTTTTTATTTCTAAGAAAATTAGGAGCCAACGATATCTATATAAAACATAAGGAGAAGACAACCGACCTCATTTTATCATTTACATCATTTGATGATTGTTGGAAAAATCTTAGAGCGTCTGACGCTTGGATAATGATGAGAAGGGAAAAAGATATAATGGAAGAAATAAAAAATCTGAAGCCGAAGGTATTTGAAGCAGTTGAAAGTTTGGCCGAAATACATCTAGATAGTTTATGAGTTGGAGAAAGAAAATAAAGCTTCAATTGGAAGAAGCGAGTCGTCAAAGAAAAATCCACCCAAAATTTAAAAGTTTAGCTAAGTCACTTCTGGAAGGGGAAAACGAATTTTATATGTCGTATTCTTCCTCCAGAGAGATGTACGTGAATATCATATTTAAAGAAACAATTACCAAAAAGACGGGGAAAATAGTTTTAGAAGTTTCAAATATTAATATACTCAAAAGCCTAATTAAAAATGGAAGACTCTACTAATGGTCAAATTTTAATCGCAATACCAAGCCGAAGTCGAGCGGAAGGTTTAAAGAAGGACACTCACTCATTCATCAAACATTCAAAATTCCCTTACAAAATATTCGTTGAGCCGCAACAATATGAAAGTTACTCAAAATCCTTCACGGATGACGAGCTGGTTATAATTGACGCTAACGACGAAGGACTATGTTATGCGAAATTATGTATTCAAGAATACGCCAGAGAAAACAATTATAAGTATGTTTTCAAGATGGATGATGATATCAATAATATAAGGGTGCGGAATATTACGGAGTTGAAAGAAATACATAAAGTTGATAGAAAATTCCGGACACAAACCTTTTTGGATAAAGCAATTGATGATAGCCTTATTATTCTAGAAGAATTGGGGAGCCAAATTAAAGGTGTCTCATTTTGTTACGGTCAAGAATTGCGTCAAGAAGATTTAAGCATAATTTGGGATAGGCTAAATAAAAGGTTCCAAAGTTCCTACATTGTAGAGACCGAACATTTATTTCCATATCCAGAACATCTAGATAATAGTGGTTTTGAGGATTTTGATACCTTCTTCCATTTAGTGCATTCAGGATTCAATACGGTTCGCCACGAACAACTTGGACTTGATTACAGACCAGTAGGCAAAAATGCGGGAGGAGTACAAGATTTCGACAGAGGAGCAGCCGTTCTTAAGACTAAAGAAATAATGAGTGAGAAATATCCATATCTAAAATGGAAGCCTGTTAAAAAGACTTGGACGTTTGAACCCGATATCGCAAGAACCAAAGAATTTCAAAGTATAAAATTATGAGTTATGTCTCAAGCTGGACAGGCGATCTTCCGGACGCTGAATTAGACGTATATGAGCCGAATCTAGAATTATTCTTTAAAACTATGTTCGAGCGTCAAGAAATCTGGCATAAGCGGTTTATATTAGGTCAAGAAAGACCTTGGACAGAAGACCCATTTTTTAGTAACAATAAATTCACAAATGTTTACCGTGAGTTAGACCGTCACAGTCAATGGCAAATCAAAAACGTATTTCTTAAGCACGAAAAGAAAAATGGTAATGTAGATTTACTTTGGAGAATTATGCTATTCAGATATTTCAACAAGCCGGAATTTTTTGAATTCATAGGAGGAGTTCCGAGTTATGAGGAATATGATCAAGCGACATTAGAACAACAGATGGCAGATTATAGGGAAACGGGTGAGAATCCTTTCACAAATGCCTACTTAATAAATTCTATGGCTTGCCCAGGAAGGAAAAGAGATTGGTGCTATGCTAATAAGGTTATCCCAACTTTACATAAAAAAGTAAGAAAGCTTCAATTAGTTTTAGCTAAGGCGAAAAGTCCGGAAGTCATAATAACTTTCCTCAAGACGCTTCCGGCTGTAGCTGATTTCATAGCTCACGAATTTTACCAAGATTTTACTTATGCTCCGAAATATTCTGAAGTGAATCTTATGCGTTTTGACCAGGATGACTTTACAAACGTAGGACCAGGAGCGTCTGTAGGTATAAGATTAATATTTCCTAACTTGAAGAACGGTAAAGATCAGACAGTGGGCATTTACTGGTTGAGGGATTTAGCTCAAGAACAGTTAGGTCAGTTCGGTGATTTCAAATATTTAAATTGGGATAAGGAGACTAAAAGCTATTCCGTAAAAAAGGACGGGAAAATTACCTTACATCAAGTAGAAATGTGGTTATGTGAATTTCAGAAGTATTGGAAGATGACAATCGGTAAGGGGAAGCAGAGAAGCCAATTCGTTCCTCAAAGTAAAGCGGATGAAATACAAAAAATGTAAGGACGTTTAATTTTGACGAAGTAAAATTTGATAAACAGCTATTATCAATTTGACTAGTTATTAAAAATTAAAATGAATTCATTATGAGCAACTCAAATGTAAGACTATATCAGGTAGTCAACGCTGCAGACCCTACAAAAAGGCTTGATATTAAAGGCTTGGCGGTAAAAGAAAAAGAATTTGTAATCTCTCACATAACCACCTCACCTGAATGGGATGCGGAATTACTTACTTTAGGAGAGACTGACTTAAGAAATAAGTTTGACTTCAAAGCCGAGCAAACTGTTACCGAAGACGAAGTGAAAGCTAAATTTGGCGCACTTATCGGGAATACTTTAGTTATTAAAGACGCTGTTAAGGGCGCTGATATTACTGCGGTGGTCGATAGCGTTTCGGTTACTCCAGCAACTACAAGTACAGGAGTCGACACGACCGTTCAATTCACTTCAAGCGTTCTACCAGCACTTGCTTCACAAGATGTAGTTTGGAGCATAGCGGCAGCCGCAAATCTAAGTATTAACCAAAACGGTTTAGTTACAGTTGGAACAGTAACGCTTGGAAATTATACTGTAACTGCTACTTCTGCGGCTGACGGAACCAAAGTCGGAACTGCGACATTAACAGTAGCATAATCTAAAACAAACCACGATGTCGGATAAATTTGAAAGCATCCACGAACACCAAGCATCCCGAAAGTTAAATATCCTCAAAGGTTTCAAAGACTTTGAGGAATTAACTAAAGGGCATATGGATTTTGGGGATAAGAAAGATAAACCAAAGAGCCAACTGGTTCAAAAAAAGGTTCAAGATAAAAGGGGTCACCAAACTACTCGATGGGTAAAAAATGGGGAAGATCCAAAAGCTGAAAAGAAACCGATGGGCGGTGAGGAAGAGGAGGGCGAAGCAAAATCTAACGTAAAAGAAGGAGGTGTTCAAAAACAACAAGCTTCGCCCAAGACTTCCAATTCAGAAGATGACGGAAGCGCAGATCAACAATTCAACCAAGACCGGAACCAAGGTGAACATTCAGAGGAAGAACTAAGAAGTTTCGCTTCTCAATTATCCGACGAACAACTCCAAGAATTTATCGAAAAGAACGGTAATATTGGAGAAAGAATGGCTGAGGTTGAAATCGCTCAAGAAGAATTAGAACAACGTCAAGGCGGAGAAGGTGGAGAGATGACCGACGAAGAAGGTCAGGCTGAAGTAGATTTAGGGGCATATGTATCCGAAAATCACGAAGCTATAATGGGTATGCTAATGGAAGACCCAAATATGACTGCTTCTATGGCAGTTAAGATTCACCAAGCTCAAAACGCAGGTAAGAGTCCCGAAACTCACGCTAAGATAGATGCGGCTCAAGCGGCACTTGACGACCTTAAAGCTCACGCTGGACATCCAGACGCTGGGGAAGGTGGGGGAGAAAGCGGTGCAGATAGTTTAGAAGGAGTCAAGGAAGCCTTAATGAACGGTACAGATGATGAGCAATTTTCTGAAGATATCGATAGAATGTTAGGCGGAGTTGGATTAGAATTTGACGATCTTTATGGTGAGGATGGAACGATTGATGAGGCGTTAGTTGATCAAGCAATGGAAAAATTCAGAGCTGAAGGTTATGGGTTTGAAACTTCTGAGGATGACCCTGACGCTGACGAAACCTATGATAAGGAAATTATAGGTGGAGACGAAGATGAAGATGAAAACGACGGAAGCTTCGATGGAGACGATAGTGATTTAGATGCTATGTGGGACGATATTCACGCAATGGCTAATGCTTTCGATGACGGAGAAGGGAAATGGGATCAAGATTTAATAAATAGATTCAAGGAAGCTGGAGGAGAAGTAGAGGGTTGGATGATGAGAGATGAAGACGGAAACGAGCCTACAGATAAAGATGAAGATGATGAGGTACCAGGAAGCGATAGACCAGGAATGGATCACGACGGAGATGAAGAAGAAGACCCAGGACAGGATTGGGACGACGAAGAGGATGAAGAGGATGAAGATATGGAAGACTACAGGAGAGAAACTGGAAGTGGGAATTTCTACGACGAAGAAGAAGACGAGGAAGAAGATGAGGAAGCTTACCAGAATGCTATGAAAGAGCAAGACGGGGAAGAAGATGAAGAAGATGACGAAGAAGCTTCTAGAAAAGCTTCTAAGGAACAGTATGGAGAAGACGAAGGAGATGATGATGAAGAAGATAGAGATAAACCTGAACCAACTGGAGGTAGTGTAGCAGAAAGATATCACGCAATTGTAAAAGACGTTGAAGACTTTAAGTTTATAGAAGCGGAAACGAATAAAGAACTTAAAAGAAGCGGTGGAGAAACTTTTACTTCTAAAGACTTAGCAAGAGCCCAATCTATGGCACTTGATAAGTTGGAACAGAGTAGAAGAAAAGGCGGTAATAAGAAATAAAATTTAAGACAGTATGTCGATTAGTAAAAAGCTTGATAAGTTAGAAATTCTACAACAAAAGCTAGAAGTGAAGAAGGCTCTCCTGACTGACGAAGGGTTGAAGTCTTCTTCACCAACGGATATAATGAGAGCCCAAAAGGTTCTACAGGGGGTTGAGGAAAGACAACATAGTGATAAGAAGTCTTTTGTAATAGACCCACTGGAATTTAATAGTAGTTTTGGATACAAAGACAAACCATATGCGTTAACATATTCAACGCTAAAGGCTATGTCCAAGACTCCAATTATCAACGCTATTATCAAGACCAGAAAAAACCAAATAGCTGATTTCGCTGAACCGCAAGCTGATAAATATTCGACAGGCTTCATTATCCGTAAAAAGAAGAAGCCAGGACAGATAGAAGACGAGCCGGAAGATTGGGCTAAAATCGAAGAGATTCAAAACTTCATACTTAATTGCGGAGTCAATGAAAACTGGGAGAATGACGATTTTGAGACCTTTATAAGAAAGATAACGGAGGATAGTTTAACTTTTGATCAATTGACTTTTGAAGTAGTAAGGGATTCGTTCGGGAGACCGTTCGAGTTTTTCGCTACAGATGCTACAACTTTCAGGGTTGCCGATTCTTACGACGATGATGAATATGACGGGATGGAACGGGAAGCGATAAAAGGTTACTATCCGTCATACGTTCAAATTTATCAAGGAAACGTAGTTAATGACTTTTATCCTTGGGAACTTTGCTTCGGAGTTAGGAATCCCTCAACCAGTATTCATAACACTGGATATGGAATTTCGGAACTTGAAGAATTAATAAGCACGGTAACAGCTATGCTTTGGGCAGATGAATATAATAAGAGATTCTTCAGCCAAGGAGCCGCACCGAAAGGTTTATTAAAGGTTAAGGGTAATGTGAGCGAAAAGCAACTTTCAGCCTTCAGACAAGAATGGTTATCTATGATAACGGGGGTTCAACAATCTTGGAAGACTCCGATTGTAGATGCAGATATTGACTGGATAGATTTACAGAAGAATAATAGAGATATGGAGTTCTCTTCTTGGAGCGAATATCTTATAAAACTTTCTTGTTCAGTTTATTCAATTGATCCAAATGAGATAGGATTTAACCTTGCGAGTGCCGGAGTTAAAACTTCTTATGAAAGTAATAATGAAAGTAAATTAAAGCATTCTCAAGATAAAGGTTTATTTCCTCTTCTGAAATTTATTCAGAGAAAACTCAACAAGCATATTGTTAGCCAACTTGATCCAGATTATGAGCTTCAGTTCGTAGGGTTGAACGGTATGACGATTGAGGAAGAGTTGGAAATGGAGATTAAAAAACTTACCAACTTCCAAACACTAAATGAAATTCGTAAAAAGTACAATCTCCCGCCAGTTGACGGAGGAGATATAATTTTGAATCCTACTTACACCCAAATGAAAATGATGGAGCAACAACAAGCTCAAGCAGGAATGGGAATGGAAGGCGAAGCACCGAATCCTTTTCTTGAAGGTGTAAATATGGACGACGAAGAAGAGGAATGGAATGAAGGAGGTGATAATCCTTTCTTGAATTACGGTAATATGGATGAGGACGATAATCCCTTTCTGAAGGCGTTTAAAAATAATCTTAAGAAGTAATGAGTAGAGAAACCAAGAACTTTGGCTTAATAAAAGCAATTCACGTAGGAGTAAATCCTCCGTTGAATACCAAGATTATTTGGTTCGATGATAATCCTGGAATCAAAATACATAAATATTATAGCGTAATTGGGGCAGCTTGGACTCCCTTAGGAAGCGGTGCGACGGTAAATGGTATTTATACCTATATTGGATATGCTACAAGTACAGAAGGAGCGAATTTTACAACCACTAAACAAGTCACTTCTACTTATTGGGCGGTAATTACTTCAACGACTCCAATTACAACTTTGACCTCAACTTTATTTTCCGGAAGGTGGACAGCTTTTGATGGATCTGGAAGCGGTGGAGGAAACTTCACATACGTAGGTTTTGCTGACGATGAGTCAGGTTTAAACTTTAGCGTTGAACCGAAATATGAAGTCGCTTGTGAAGTATGTTCTTGGGTAGATAGTTTTACAATAAAAAGCTCGACAGGTTCATTCGCACTCACTCCAGTTACGGAAGGTGTAAGAATTGATTTCACAAACTTAGTTTATGGAAACATTATAGAGATAACGCTAAAAAGAGGAACGACATTAATTCCAAACCTTTCTCAGCAATATTTTGAAATCATAAAAGATGCAGCTTGGTCTGCCGAAGGAATTTTAGAACTGAACACCGACGCCAACTCCACCGATAATTTCGTTATCTATAATGAAGCCGGAACAGCGGATAGTTTTATAAAAACGATAAACGGAAGTGTAGCACGATTAAAGGTTTCGACTAATGGTGTTTCAGGATTTTCTGGGTCAATCGTATTAAAGGTAGGAAGTGCACAGTGCGAGCCATCTTACGTCATCCCTACAAATTGCTATGAATTTAGGAAGTTTATAGGGATTAAAACCCAAGATATGGAAGCATCAATTGTAAATGCTGCTTTATTTAATGGAACTTGGGCTCCCTTATTAGGTTCTAATAATTATTCTGAAGAGGGGAATTACAATGAGCAGATAGCAAAACTTTGGGAAGAGATAAATAATACAAACAGTGATTTATTAGCGTTAAGTATTTCTCACGATGCTTTCTTATCAAATCAAACGACCTTCAATAATACCATAGATCAAACGGTAACCAATAATAAGACCGAATATGATCAGAAGATGACGTTGTTGGAGCAAGCCGATATAGATTCAAGAGATAGAGCAAATCATACTGGGGTTCAGGCCATATCTACAGTTACGAACTTATCAGTAGAACTTGCTAAGCTTCTACAAAAGAGCGACAATTTAACAAAAATAATTTATCTCCCGTACGCAGAATGGGAAGCAATGAACACTGCCGGGACTCTAGACCCAGCTATTATCTATTTGACTCCAAAAACAGTCTAGATTATGCCCGTACACTTGAATAATATAGATGACTGGAATATACATCTCGGATCCATAGAGATTTGTAATGTATATGTAGGCAGTGTCTTAATTAGAAGCTGTGAAACGATAGGGGTTTATGTCGCAAATAATTCGGATTCATTGACTGAAACTATATACACATTTTCACTTTCCAGCTTCACTAAAGATTTTAGTGCGGAAGGAAATACCTACAAAAATGTAATTATAAAAACACTTCCTGATGTTCCTCAATTAAAATATTTAGGAGTGATAGTTAGAGAAGGAGATACGATTGCGGTCTTAAATTCAAGCGGTTTGAAATTTGAACTTTCGGATGCGTTTGCGGTTTATAATGGAATAGCGTATGAATTTGATAAAGAGATTAGTTTAATAATAGAAGAATATGCCGCATTAGGGTATGCTTTATTGGATAATATAGATGGTACGCTAACTTTTAAAAAGAGCGATACCGATATTGTTTATCTTAGCGGAAGACTTGTAGATGCCGAAAGATTCGCATTTGATTTTGTTACTACAGATACAGCGGATAGAGAAAGTAATGTAGCCCAATGGAGTTTCGTCCCAACAGGATTTATAAATGCTAGAGAAACAACCGTTAACCAACCACCGAGTGCCGTAGGAAGCACGTCGATAGCGGTTCAAACAAGTGAGGTGTACGAATACACTGTAGCGGACTTTACGACTAAGAGCACTCCTAATTATGCTGATCCAGAAAATGATGATCCGTTTGAATTAATTGTAGATTCATTACCTGAGTTTGGATGGTTAAGATTAAGAGGAGTAGATATAACGGTTGGTCAAGTTTTATCCTTTCCTAATGATATTGCGGTTGGTGAGCTTACATATACACCTGATCCGGAAAGATTAGATGTTTACACGGAATGGACGTCAAGAATTAGTGATTTCGGTTCAAAACAATTTAGAGGATAATGGCTGTTAACAGTATAAACATATTAAATGGAAGAGTCGTTGAAAGCTTCAACGGTTTAACGGGTCACGTCACAAAACAGATTTTCAAAGTCGCTGAATATGACGGCACGAATCCTTTCCAGATAAATTTTCTGGATGAGAATAATGCGCTGATTGATAGTATAATTTTAGATGCGGCAAATATACAAAATTTACCTGCTCTTGATCAAGATAATAAATTTAGAGTAATAACAATCCCTTCAGCGAGTCTAACGACTCAAGACGAAGAGGGGGTTGCGGAATTTTTGAACGTTGGACTTACAATTTCAGATAAAGAAGTAATAATCGTCCGCATAATAAATGGAGATAAGTTTTTCTTAACAGGATTAGGAAAAGGAGAATATGGTGGCGTGAATACGCTAATTACTGTAAATAACCTATTGAAGTTCGATGCGCTCGAAGGTGTATCTACAGACCCGAATCAAGCCTTAACTACAGGTGCTGATGGTAAGGTCTTTTTAGATGAATCAATTTTTGCCGCAGGAACTGGGGATAGAATAATTTATTTCAACGATGGTTATCAAGGAGGACTTGAGTATTTATGGACAGCAAGGTGGGAATTTGGAGGAACTACATATATATTAAATCAAGACCCACAAACTGCCGCTACAGCAGACCCAACGTTTGATCGTATAGCGGTTTTCGCTTTAAATTCTGACGGAACGGGTTCAATTATAGAAGGTACTCCGGCATTAAATCCCGTAGAGCCTTCCATTGATCCTCTAACGCAATTAAAGGCTGCTATCATAATCATAAAAGCGGGAGCCTTAACTCCAGACGGTGTAACGACAGGTAAAGTTTACGATGAAAATGCTCAGGTTGTAGGTGGAGAATATAATACAGCGAATTTCCCTGCGGCTATGACTCGGTTCGTACTTAATAGTACAACAAAACCTTTAACGAATACTATCTCAATTGAGGGAACACTTTTACAACAGTTTGACGCTGTAGAATTTACTCCAGATGCTCCGATACTTCTTTCTGACTTGTCTTCTTTAGGTTATAGCTTATTCATAAAAGCCGGAAATTACAATAAACATAGAGGAGACGCTTATAGAATTCAATTTATAGGAACTGACGCAGGGGCAAATCCTGTTAATTTATACTTACCAAGTGACCCTTCTTTCGACATATCTAATAGTACATCTTGGCAAAATTTAGCTGCTACAGTTCCTCAAGATTCAATAATGACCACCCTTACTAAGATTCGTTTCGTCATTTGGACGGCATCTAATTTAAGTTTTGGACTTTGGTTAGATAATATTTTTACAATAAAGGGAACTTCAAATCCATCTTTTGGGGATTATGCCACTGTAGCGTATGTAGACCAACAAGACGCATTAAAGGTTGATAAAATAGCAGGATACGGTTTATCTCAAGAAAATTACACCCTAATTGAGAAACAAACGGTTGCTAAATTCTTTGTTCCAGAAACGCAAGATTTAATACCAGTCTCTCAATTAGACGGGAGTATAGTATGGGAGCCAAAGCCTTCCGGAACTGGAAGTGGGGATAAAAATTATGTACACGATCAAGGAACTGCTTCCGCAATTTGGACGATAGCTCACGGATTAGGTAAATATCCAACTCCCCACGTTTTGGATACTGCCAACAATGAAGTCGAAGGTGAAATCATACATACAGATATTAATAATTTAACAATAGAATTTAACGCACCGTTTTCAGGAAAAGCAACTCTTAACTAACTTAATATTAAATAAACAATTATGGCCGCAAAAAAATTTATCGTTCATATTGATCTAAATAAAAATCAATTATTGAATGCCGTAGTTCAAAATTTAGCTACAGACCCAACGAGTCCTTTACAGGGACAAATCTATTTCAACACTGCCAATAAGATTCTATGGGGTTATAACGGAACGGTTTGGGTAGATATGATGGCTTCCGGAGGAGCGACCTACACGCATCCAGAAGCAACTAACGGAGCTCAAACTCCTACACTGACAGGAGCGAACGTATTAGCTACATTTCAAACTGATGCGGAAGGACACGTAGATGTACTGACCACAAGGGTTCTTACTCTTGCAGATTTAGGGTACACGGGAGCAGCTGATGCGAATAATTACGTTCACCCAACTTTTGCTGGAAACGATTTAGGGGTCGCTTTATCGGGAGCCCAAGTTATCTCAGACGTAGAAGTAAACGCAGAAGGTCACGTAACAGGTTTTGCTACAAGATCACTTACTGCGGCTGATATAGGAGCAGCCGTAATCAATGATGCGGTAACTAATTCTACAGACACGTGGAGTTCTACTAAAATTGAAGCTGAAATCGCTGCGGCACTTTCAGGTGTACCGACTCCTACGATAGAATCTTACAACGCATCTACAAATGTTCCGGATTTAGAAACGGGAGCAGGAGCGGTTAAAAAAGGTGATTTTTATGTTGTATCTGCCGCTGGTACCTTCTTCACAGAAGACGTTAGTATAGGAGATACGTTGATAGCGAAAATTGATGCTCCGACTGTACTTGCAGATTGGATCAGAATAGAAAGAAACATTCCGGATATCGTAGATGCGACTGAAGTTGAAAAGGGTATAATCCGATTAGCTACTGCCGCTGAGGTTGATGCATTAACTTTGACGAACGTAGCTGTTTCTCCTGCTCATTTAGGAACTGTTCTTGGAGGTTACGTTAAAACCTACTCTCAGAACATAGGGGATGCCGCTGCCACTGCTATCACAGTTACTCATAACTTAGGAACCACTGATGTATTAGTAAATATGAAAGAAGGAACGGAAGCAATAGATGGAGCTTGGACGGCACCGACAATAAATACGGTTCAGTTTCAATTTAATACTGCTCCGACATTAAATCAATACCACGTAACAATAGTAGGATAAAATAATGGCTGAAAAGAAATTCACTTCAGATATAAGAATACAAGGTAAAGTTATCACCGAAGGGGTTCAAGACCCTGCTGGCGGTAGTGCTGCTGAGTACTGGAGAACTAACGGTACAAAAGGACCCATACCTGCAGGAGAGGGAAGTGGTAACCCTAACGTTAATATGTTTATTGACTTACCTGAGTTTGATTTAACTTCTCCGGATGAACAAGGTATAGCGGATTACTTAAATGCAATGAATCCCCCATTAGACAATACAGCTGGTAAGAACTTGTATTTTAGAATTGCGCAAGGTGGAGAAGCTATAGCTTTTAAAGTCGATACTACAAAAACAAATGGAGGAGTAAATGATAGTGGAGTTGATAGCTATACATCTCCTTTTTTAACCGCTCCGCTATCTACGAATATAAATGGTACAATTGATTGGGGTGATGGCACTACTGAAGCAGTAGGAACAGGAGCAGGATCATCGTCAGGTATAGTGCATCAATATGCAGCGCCAGGTATTTACATAGTTAAAATTAAAGGAAATATTAATGAAACTGTTTTTCCTACCACAGACTGCTTTAAGATCACAGAGTTTTTAAACTTTGGGGCATCGCTTCAGCGGTTGTATATGACTAACGGTTTAAATTTAACTTTCCCTGATAATTATGGGTTGCCACAACAGACTATAACTAGGCTATCTCTTATTAACTGCGGTTTTTCTAGTATACCTAGATTATCCGAGTGGAACACGAATTTAGCAACTGTTAATTTTAAAGACTGCGCTTCTTTTGATGGAGTGGGATTAGAAAACTGGAATGTAAGTGGTGTTACTACTTTTAGTGAATGTTTTAGAAACTGCGCTAATTTTAATGCTGATGTAAGCACTTGGAATGTAAGCGGTGCAACTAACCTTTCTGCAATGTTTAGTGGTTGTACTATTTTTAATAGGGATTTAAGCGTTTGGGGAAGCAACACTTCTAATGTTACTAACTATAGTTTTATGTTCGATAGTTGTGCTGCATATAATTATCCAGTATCTAATTGGACTACAACGGCTGGTCAAAATTACCAATCTATGTTTAAAGACTGTGCTAGTTTTGATAGTTCTGTTTCGGGATTAGTAACTACTTCTGCTACCAATTTAAACAGCATCTTTAGCACTTGCGCTGTATTTAATCAACCATTAACAAGTTGGGTAACAACTAATGTAACAAACTTAGGCTTCTCATTTTATCAATGTCCTGCATTTAATCAATCAGTAAGCCATTTTAACACCGCTAAGGTTACAGATATGGCTTATACATTTAGAGGGTGTACAGTATTTAATCAATCACTGTCGAATTGGAATACTGCATTAGTTATAACCTTTGGTTCTTTCTTACAATCTGCAGAAGCGTTCAATCAACCTTTAAGCACCCTTAATCTTTCATCTTGTACGCAGATGAGTAGTATGTTTGATGGTGCGATTAGCTTTAACAGTTCAGTAAGTGGATGGAATACTTCACTGGTAACTTCTTTTAGTAGTATATTCAAAAATGCTACTTCGTTTAATCAAAGTATATCTACTTGGAGTACAGTCTGTCTCTTATACACATCTGACGCTGCCGACGATATGC